CCGGCGCGTCGGGCCGACAGCAACGTGCCCGCCACGGCGCCGCCCACGCCGCCGGTCAGCGTCATGTCAGCTAACGAGCCGGCTGCGGCTACGCCCGCACCAGTTCCCGTTGGGCCGGTCCCCCCACCACGTGAGCCAAGCGGACCCCGAGGTCTTGTTGGCTCTCCCGTCTCGGTGTCAACGTCGGTATAGCGCCCACCCAGGCCGGGGATCTTGGTGCCCACGGCCTTGCGCGCGGCCGCAGAGTAGGGACGCCCAATGGTGCGGCTGCTCAACCGGCTGGCCTTGGCCAGTGAGCCAGCCCGGCCGCCTTGCTGCTCGATTTCGCGCAAGACCTCTTGGCGGGCGCGCCGAGGCGAGGTCGTGGGCGCCTTGCCTTCTTTCAAGTCAGCCTTGCGTTGGACGCGTGCGGCCTTTTTGGCGCCGGTGATGCCGCCCGTGCGTGCTGCTGGGCCACCAGCGCGAGCGCTGGCGCCAGCAGCGGCCTTACCGAGGGCTGCGCCGGCACCGCTGCTGACCAACGAGACGTTGCCCAGGTGCTCAAGTGTGAAACTGGCGGGGCGTTCGTAGAAGTTGCGCAGCGTTTCTTCTTGGAACTCTTTTTGGGCTGTCATGGCCTCGCCAAGGCCGCCACCTTCGGCGATCTCTTGCCAGAAGTCGATCTGACCGCCAGAGAGCACGTTGGCGGTTTTGGGCACCGACTCGGTCAGGATGGGCTCGGCGAGCTTGTTCCACGTGTCCAACTGCCAGTCGGCGTCGCCGCCTTCGATCTCCTCGAAGATGTTGGTATCAATCTGGGCGATGTCGCCGCCCACGGCCGAGCCAACCTCATAGGCCGCCCGGGGCAGCTTGGACAGCACCCCACTGGCATCGCTTGCCAGGTTGCCCAGAAAGCCCGACACACCCTCGCTGGGATCCGCCGGCTTGGAAGGGTCGAGCTGGCGACGCTGGCCCATCGTGATGCCGTTGCTGTCGCCACCCTTATCGGTGATATGGGCCATCGCCGCCCCCTACTCGGTGTAGACCCCCGTGAGCAAGCGCATCGCTCGACGCGCCTTGGCCGGATCGAGGCGATAGATCCGAGCGGGGCTGTCCAAGCCCAGCTCCTTGGCCAGACCCATGCGCGGATCGGCTTCAGTGCCAACGGCCTGTCGCTGGTCGGGAGCCTGGAGCTGACTGACTAGGTCTTGGATGACTCCAGCGTGTGAGGCATCCGGTTCTTGGATGCGCTGGTTGGCCAGCCCCGCAAGCTGCTCATAAATCTGTTGGGTGCTTGGCTGATCACCGAACTGCTGGTTGAGGAACATGTCCAGGGCCTCTTGGGGGTTGTCCTGTTGTCTGGGATCGGTCATCTCCTGTTGCAGCCTGCGAGTTTTCAGGCGCTCGCGCAGGTCCATGCCGGCCATGGGGTCTTGCTCGCCCCTTTCGGCCTCGGCCATCTCCTTTTCGTGCTTCTCCTTTGCCATCTCCAAGCGCTGCATCTTCATCATGCGGTCGAACACATCGCCACTGGCGTCGTTGCTGGCTTGGAGCATGGCGCGCTGCTTCTCACCTTCCAGTTGAGCAGCCTTGAGCTGTAGGTCCTGCAACTGCTGGTTGAGCGCAGTCGACACTTGGGCCTGCTGCTGGGCGGCCTCCGAGGGGGCGGCTGCAGCCAACTGGCCCAGATAGCTCTCCCCGGCTGCCTGGCTTTGGGCCAGGTTGCCCTTGACCGATGCCTGCCCCGAGGCCAGGGCGGCATCGAAGGGCCCGGCTGCCTGGGCGACCCGCTCGGCCACGCCCTCACCGGCACCGGCACCACCGGCCTGCTTTGCCAGCTCGGCGTACTGCTCTGGTGTGCCAGCGACTTGCTCTCTTGCTTCTCCGTAGGCCTCCTCGGCTGTTGCTTGAGCACCTACGTATGCCTGCTGGATGGGTGCACGACCGGCCTTTGCCTGCTCGGCGGCATAGCCGTAGAAGTCGCCGATATTGCCCTGAGTGCGCTGAGCGGCCTCCTTCATGATGGGCTTTTGGCCCAGGATCGCTTCCTTCTGCTTGTCGTAGGAGGCGCCGATCTGGCGCTTGATCTCTTCCTGCTGGGCCTGTTGCTCCTCGAGCATGGATTGGAGCATGTCCATCATCGTGGGGTCCTCATCGCCCACTGCTGACGGATCACCCTCGATGCCGTAGTTGGGCTGGGTCGGCGGGGCGCCATAGCCCGTGGTGGAGGTCATGGGCTCGCCTAGGCCATAGTTGGGCTGCGTTGGCGGGGCCCGACGGGTGTTATCCGGCTGGCCACCGCCAGCATCCACACCACCGGAAGGGGTGGGCGAGACTGGCACCCCGGCGGTGCCCCCGGGCTGAGTTGGCAAGGGCTGGCCGGCGTAGGGATAGCCCCCTCCCTGTGGGGTGTTGGGTTGGGCGTTCAAGCGAGCCCGTCGCCCAGCCTCGTCCTCGATGAGAAAGCCACCCCTGGCCCTCATCTGCTCTGCGCTCGGGACCAGGTTCTTGCGAACCTCGCGGTTGGGGTTGCGAGCCATTGAGTCCCCCTTAGAAGGGCAAGGCGTTGACGGCGCGCTTAGTTGCCCGCCCGGCGCCTCTGCGCACGTCCTCGGCGCCACTCATGACGCTCTCGGCGGTTTGCCTGGCGTCCTGGCGCCCCAGATCCGACAGGCCCTGGGCCAGCTCGCGCTCGAACTGGCCGCGCTGGCGCGCCTGATCCTGGGCCACCTGGCCCAGCTTCTTGCCCATGAGCCCCGAGCCGGTCAGCCCCCGGTTGGCCAGTGACCCGGCTGTTGCCTCGAGCTGTTGGCCGAAGCGGCGCTCCATGTAGGGGCGCATGAGCTTTGCGTCTTGGATCATGCGCTCGCTCTGGAGCTGACGATCGGCCCGACCGGTTGACAGGTTATACTGGCGCCGACGCTGGTTGTAGGACAGCATCGGGTCGAAGAAGGGGGCTTGGGGGCGACCCGCGCCCTGTTGGCCGCCGCCACTACCCCCTTGACGGCTTTTTCGTTCGCGTTCTTGCTCGCCGACCTGTGGCATAGCCGTTCCTAGCCGTAGTAGGTGACGTTGATCTCGCCGCCGGTTGTTTCTTCGACCAGCTCGATCACGTGCAAGTGACCACGATAGGTCATCTGCTCATCGACGATGATGCGCATGCCGGTGGTGGCGGTGGGGCTGGTGCCGTCATCACGCCATCTCACGTTGGAGTTGACCGCCTGGATAAGGGCAAAGCGCGCCCCCTCTGGCGGGTTCAACGTCACTGGGGCACCCAGGGTGGTGAACTGCTCATAGCCCAGCGGGGTAAAGGTGTGGCCGTAGCGGTAGTAGTCCGACTCGGCGTTGATGATGGACTTTTCGGCAACCATGGTTATCCCTTATTGTCGACTCATTTTCTCGCCTTTTCGGGAAGTGATCAACTCTAGCCCCTCGATCAACACCTCGTCGTCGTCGGCCGTCGGGGTGATGGTGACGGTCAGCTCGATGGCCGCCCCACGCACGTTGATGGGCACGACGAACCCGTCGAAGACTTGCGTGGGCAGATCGAAGGGGCCCCGCGAGGCTGTGCCGGCGTTGTCGGTCTCAGCGCCCACGGTGATCTTCGGCGTGCCCGAGCCTACGTGCCAGCCATGGATCTTGACGCCAAGGAAGCGCTGTAAGCTCAACGGGCGGTCCTGATCGGACCAGCCCAGCACGAACGAGGCCGTTTCTCCCGGGCGGCGGGGAAAGGCCGTGGTGGCCTCGTGAATGTCGCCGTCGTCGGTGCCAATGAGTAGGCGCTGCGGGTGGTAGTAGTCGTGGACTACCGCCACCGCTGGGCCTTCGCTGCCCCAACCGGTGAACGTCGTCCACTTCTGGGTGTCGATGTTGAGGATGTAGACCTGGCGCTGATCGTCGGCCGGTGAGAACGACAGGATGTAGTAGTTGCGGTATCGAGCTGCGATGGCGTACTGGCCCAGGGCCTCGCGAACCCGGATATAGGGCTCGGGATCGGCCGGCACCGTGTCGTACTCCAGTTGCCACGACTGGAAGAACTCGTCGATGGGCTGGCTGATCTTTTGTGGGCGCGAGCCGCGAAAGACGTAGACGCCCATGGCCCCGTCGCGCTCACCGCCAAGGAAGGCCATGCCCTGGCCAATGTCGCTGTAGTGGGCCGTCGTGCGCCCCTGGCTGCCGATCTGATGCGGCAGACGGCGCAGGTGGAAAGTATCCAGCGTGGTCCCAGAGAGGACCCACATCGAGCCGGCACACATGATCCCGAGGTTGGTCTCCCACAGAAAGAAGCCAGTGACCTCCCCTGGGAAGGTGGAGGCATCACTCCCGATGCTCCCACCCCCGACGTTGATGAACTCCTCCTCGGTAAAGCTCTCTGGCTGATTGATCCCCGAGAAGTAGATCAACTGGCTATCGCGGGCCACCCAGCGCCGGCCCAGGTGTTGGAAGCTGGCCCAGCCATGGAAGCCATCCAGTTGCGAGGTCAGATCGGTCACGTCCCAGGTGTTGGCCCCGGTCGCCTCGATGCGCCAGGTGTGGCTGGTGTTTCCCACATAGACCCTGGGCGTGACATTGGGCTCGGCGTAGCCAAAGGAAGTCACCCACACGGTCTCATCGGAGTACAGATCCGAGATGATCTCGTGCCAGGTGAAGTTGTCGGCCTCGCTGGGATCGCGGTCTGAGGCGTAGAGCTTGTTGCCCTGCTGGGCGAAAAAGCCGCCGATGACCGACCATACGATCTGTGAGATGTGGCCAACTCCGATGTTTGCCTCCACCCCATCGGGGGCGGGGGGCATCCACAGGTGGTTGTTGTCATCGGGCAGCATGTTGGTGATGTCTCTGGGCGTGTTCAGTGGGCGCCGGTCGGTGTGCAGTGGCCGGCGCCGGCCGGCCCACAGCCCTTGAAACTCCGAGACGAGCTGGACTTGAGCGGGCATTACCAGTGCCCTTCGGCCAGCAACGCCTCGAAGTCGTGGGACACGACCTCGTCGCCGATCGTCTGCGTCAGGCGGCTTGCCTTCATGCGCTCCAGGTCGCGCCAGAAGCTCTCGGTAAACGGGCGCGCCTCGCTCTCGGAGAGATAGCGCCCGTTGACCGCCGGCATGCGCAGGATCAGCGCCGAGGTGGCGTAGTCCACCAGCAGCGAGTGCCACGTCTCGGGAAAGATCGGCTCGTCGTCGTCGGCGGCCAACTGCGGCCAGACCTTGTAGTACTGCACCCGCAAAAGGTCGGCCTTGTTGGGCACCGGCCACAGCCGCAGTTGGCCCCGCCAGTACGAGTAGGCCTCGACCCGTCCCGTCAAGGGGTTGCCGGGCGTACCCCAATCGGGTTGACCCTGGCGCTCGTCGATGTAGTCCAGGTTGGCCCGCAGCGTGACGTTGCGCACGCCCAGGATGAGATTGACATCGTCGGGCAGCGAGAACTCACGCTGGCCCACGACCGCATTGGCCTCGTATTCGCTTTCCGAGAAGCGCCAGGTCGCGGCCCGCTCGATCTCGCGATAGCCCTTGTTGACCATCGCTTTGATGAACTCGTAGCTGACATCCACGGCCCGCTCGGGCTGAGAGGGCCCCACCGCCTGAGCAATCGCCTGGGCCACGATCTCGGCCAGTTGCATGGCTACTCCGAGCCGGCTTGGGTCACCATCCCGTCGTGGCGCGGCACGCCCGCTCTGGCCTCGGCCGGGGTTCGATAGCCCGACTGGTCCCACGCCGATTGGACGAGGCTGTTCCAGGTCTGTTGGAACGCCTGGGCGCTGGACCAGTCCTCTTCCTGGCCATACATGTACTGAGCCATGCGAATGACCAGCGCGTTGTGCCAGCGAGCATGGAGGCCGGTCAGGGTCTCGATGTTGTCACCGGTCTGGGCCGCGGTGATCAACGCGGGAGGCTCTTGGTGGTCGATGTAGATGGTCGACACCGAGGAGGGGCGCACCAGCACCGTCTTGCGGGTAAGGGCATAGACCGTCTGGGCCGGCATGAAGAACGTGCCCAGGTCAATCGCGCGCACGACCTCTGGTGAGACCAGGTGCAGCGGCACCCCCGCCGAGTCGCGGATCTCAAGAACGCGATCCCAAGTATCCAGCAGATCAGCCGATCCGTCAGTGCCAATGGAGAGCGTGTCGTTGGCGATGAACCCACGCAGCTCGGTTGGCGGGAGCTGGTCGTAGAGATCCTTGATGGCGTCGTTGATCCACTCACGCAGGACCGTGTCCTGCACGGTCAGCGGGGTCTCCTCGCCGAAATGGCCCCGCGCGCGCTTGATGACCTCGTCGGTGGTCAACCCGCCAGCCATTAGGTGATCCTTGCATGCGCATCGGCCCGCAAACCGGCCGGGCCTTTCCAGTCGATCTTGGGCGAGCGCAGGGCCGCCTCGATGACCTCCAGGTCGGCCCGGCGCTTGTCGTCGGTCTGCTTGCGAGCGGCCCGCTTAGCCTGCTCGTTGGCTTTCTCGGCCCGCTTGTCGGGCTCATTGGCTACGTGGATGGCCTCAAGGCGCTCGATGATGTGGCGCCCGAAATGCGAGAAGCCAAAGACCGGGCGCTGCTTTCCGTCACGACACAGCTCGACGACGACATGGGGGTAGTGCCCCTGCTCGTGACAGCGATTGCACGAACACGAGGCCACACGCAAGTTCGGCCACCGCTGTGCGACCTCCTGCGCAACCCCCAGCACATCGCGCTCGACCCAATGGGTGCCCACGGGCTCGACGAGCCCGCCCGGTCTTCCTTGTTGCAGCGGGTTCCAGTCTCCCGGCAACAGCAAGCTCTGTGCAGCGGGCTCGCCTGAGCCCCCACGTGGGCGAACAGCCTCCACGCTCATCGTCAACCACTCTCAACGAACTCTCAAGGATTGAGAGCTAGGCGCTGACGGTGTTGACGTTGCGGATGAGGAAGTGGCTGTTGCGCTGGGTGATGCCCAGCTGGGAGAAGTGGCGCATGCGAAACTCCCAGCTATCCGAGCGGTCTTGGGCCGGGATGAACATGGTCCCGGACTCCTCGGCGAAGTGCCAGCCCGACTCCTCGCGCCAGATGCTGACCTTGCCCTCATCGATGCCAAGGATCGAGCCGGTGTCGGCATCCAGGTCCTCGGGATAGTCGGGGTCCTCCACGATGGGGATCGTCTGGGCGCCGATGTTGAACGGCAGCGCCGAGAAGCCCTGGCCGAACTCCATGGTGTTGACGAACTCCCGCTGGGACTTCATGTCGTTGAAGATGGCCCGACGCACCCCAAAGCCGGTAAACATCACGCTGACCTGTTGCCCTGAGTTGCGCCGCACCTTGTCGTTGGCGGTGACGACCTCTAGCTCCGAATAGGAGCCCGGGCCGTTGTCCACGATCTGAGACGCCCACTTGGGCTCATTGGCCGGGTCCAGGTTCTGGACGGGCTCGGTGTCGTCGATCAGGGTGCGCAGGCCCGTCAGCTCCTGGTTGTAGTTGCCGGTGCGTACCAGCACGTCGCCGGCCGCAACGCCGGTGGCGTCATCGACGGTGACCTCGTTGGCGCTGGTGTTGATGTCGGTGACCTCGATGCCCTCGGCGTTGACGGATGGTCCGGCCTCGTCGACTGAGTCCAAGCGCATCTCCAGCTCGAAGTACTGGATGCGGTCCACGGTGATCACATCGCCTGTGACCGACTGCACCGTGGCCAACTGCCCGTTGGGAAAGCCATAGACCATGCGCGCGTAGTCCTTCATGGCGTCGTCGCGCATGCCCGACAGCTCTTGGTCCAGGGTGTTGATGAACGAGCGCGGCTCGCGATCGGCCAGCAGCAGCGCTTGACTCGTGATCTCTCCGACCACGTACTGGTGTTGCAGCTTGACCCGGGTGCCCACATAGCCCTGCTTGCCCGGCAGGGGCAGCACCCCACGCTCAGGCCGCGAGCCAATGCCTTGGTTGCGGCGGACCTTCAGCGGGATGACGGTGTAGCGGCCCGACACGTCCTGGCGCACGCCGTCACTGGTGCGCTCGATGCGAGACAGGGCGACGATCTCGCTGGAGAACGCCGTCTCGAAGGACTCGGGCCATACCTCCTTGAGCATCGGCGAGACGCTGTTGAGATCAGCCATTGCGCTTTCCTTTTGTCGCGTAGACCTTTCCTCGCAGTATGAGGAAAGGATGGGGGCCACAGGGGCTACTGGCTGCCACCGCCGGTCAACAGCGCCTCCATGTAGCTCTGACGCGCCTTGGGATCGCTCAGGTCCGGCTTTTGCTGACCCGGTGCTTGGCCACCATTGGCGATCTTGGGGGTTGTCAGTTGCTGCGGAGGAGACTGTTGGCCGCCGACCTTGTTTCGTAGCTTGGTCATCAACGACTCGGTGGCCATCTCCACGGCCTGTTTGCCGTCGGTGACCTGTCCCTGCTCGAAGAGCTTGCCCGCCTCGGCCACGATCGTCTCGCGCAAGGGATCGTCTTGCTCAAGCGGCAGTGAATAGCGCTTGGCGGCCTCGTCGACCCAGCCTTGGACCTGCTGACGCTGCTGCTCTTCTTGCTGGCGCTGTTGGGCAGCCTGTTGCTCCTCTTGGCGCTTTTGCTCGAAGTAGGCCTCAACGTCAGCTTTGGTCATGGGCTGGTTGGCAGGGTCGGGCTGCTGGCCGTCCTGTTGGGGCTGACCCTGGGGCTGCTGACCCTGCTGCTGACCGTCGCTCGTGGCGGGCTGGGGCTGGTTGCCATCCTGCGAAGTCTGTCCGCCATTGGGCATCACCATCTGTTGAACCTCGCTTCGCAAATCGCGTCCCAGCTCCTGGTCGAAACGATCGAACAACCACTCGATCGTGTTCAACGGGTCGTTGACGATCGACTGGTAGAAGGCGATCGGGACCTCTAGCTCCTCGGGTGAGCTGGCGTACTCCTTGAAACCGCGCAGCTCACTGTTGACGTTCTCGATCTTCTTTTGGACCTGTGCGTCCTGGTCGGCGCGGAACTGCTCCAGGCGCTCTTCAACCTGAGGGCGGATCCGCGGGTCCAGCCCTTCCAAGTACGGCTCGATGAACTCCTGGCCCCCACTGGACTGTTGTCCACCGCCGTCGTCATCCGGCTGTGCGCCCTGACCCTGACCGTCGTCCTCTGCAGCGGTTGCAAGGTCGGCCGGATCGACGGGCTCACCTTGCCCTGATGACTCCTGACCGGCCGTGGTCGTGTCTGACCCACCGGCGGGGATGGGAAAGGTTTTGCCGTCGATCTCAACGGCCCACGCGGGCCCAAAGGGTCGGATCTCGCCCTGACCGGATGTCAAAGGGTCTGGATCTGGCATACCTCGATCTTTCATGGCTGTGTGAGGCCCTAGCCCGAGGGGCTGTTGCCTCACCCTGGCCGCGTGCTGTCATGAGTGTAACTCACGGAGGTGAGTTGTCGAGAGAACCACTTTCGGCCCTCTCGATAAGACGATCTAGGTCATCCTCAATGCGTTGGATGCGGCGATAGCTCTCACTGCGTGAGGGCACATCTTCTGAAGTCTCGAGCTGGTCGTGGATGCGCTGTAGCTCATGGATCAACTCGGCCTGTTGGCTGGCGGCCTTGTTGGCGCGCTGCTCGGCCTCAGAGAGCACGGTCGAGCGGATGTTGACCGACACGACGATGAGGCCAACGGTCAAGGCGATGAGCACGGGAACGCCGATGTAGGCCATCCACTTCTCGATCTTATTGGATGTCTCAGTGTCCCACTTTTCGGTCATGAGATCCCCAAGCCCCCCAACAACAGCCCAGAGACGATCGTTCCCACGAACGCGAACCCGGCTCCGATGCCGATGATCAAGATCCGCGTGGCCCGATAGTCCATGCGCTCCTTCCACTGCTCCAAGTGGAACACGCGCCACCGCAAGTCGTTGACCTCGTCCTGCTCACGCTGGTCCTGTGCCACAGCGTACCCTCCGCTGCGACCTTGAGTTACACCAGCGAGATTACCTCGGGTCAAGTGACGCTGCGGCTGTCTCCGTTGCGGGTGCGGATGCGCTGGGCCACGGCCTCGGCGGTGTGAGCGCGGGTGGGCCCGCCCACGTCGTGGGTCTCATCCCACACATCCATGTCCAGATCCCGGATGGCGCCCACACGCACGGCTGTGCCGATGCTGGCCCGGCCCAAGTCCTTGGCGTGGATGAACTTCCAGTTGTAGGCCTTGCCCAGCACCCGGGCCATGCCCTCGTCGATCTCGTTCTCGGCGATCACGGCCACCACGTAGTGATTATCGCTTGTCTGATCAGTCTCGCGGGCTTTGAGATCAGGCAGCGACCGAGGCAAGGGCAGGCCCTGTTGGATCCACTCATAGACCGGATCGCCCGGGCACGCCTTGGGCGACACGTCGCGATGGCCGTTTACCGCCTCGACGGCGATGCCCTGATCCAGCAGCACGTTGCGCAAGCCCAGGATGGCCGCCTGGGCCTTGTTGGTGAACTCATTGGCCACCGCGCCGAGATAGGCCACGCCCAGCCACACCCGGTTGTAACCCTTGGCGTGGGCGAGCTGGCGCTCTAACCCGCGCCCTTCCAGGACATTGCCGTAGCGATCGACCCCCATGGCATAGCCAATGTCGGCCCAGCCCTGGCTGCCAGTATGGAACTGATAGATATTGCGCCACCACTCACCGGTGTTCTTGCGCCCGAGGTTGTCACCAGTGGTGATGTGCAGCGTCATGGCCTCGATGTCATCGGGCCCTCGCGGCGCCCCACCAGGATCGGGTGGCAGGCCAGCGGCATCGCGTGAGATAAACTCACCTGGGATTGAAGCCTCAATGTCTTGGCGCAGTTGATAGCTGGCCATCACGCGCTCCTGTTCTGTTTGAGCTTTCTGACTCGCGAGGCGGCCACGTCACGCAGGACGTTCAAGGCAGCGCCGATGGCCGCCGCGACTGCGGCCAACAACGCCGAGGCGTCCAGGGAGAACAAGGCTTGGGCCCCGATGGCCCCGAGGAAGGTGTGCAGCGCCGTCCAGCCAGCTCGAGCGCCGGCTCTGGCTGCGGTATTGGCCAACGAGGGCAATGACTACTCGCCCTGTTGTCGATCGGGCTGATCCTCGGGCTGGCGGCCCGGGGCGCCCTCACCGCGTGGGCTTGGCCCCTGCACGCTCTGGCCTTCTCGTTCTCCTTGGCCACCACTGCCCGGAGCTTGGCCACCACCGCCAGGACCAGCGGGTTGCTGTTGGCCACCAGGCGGTTGCTGGGCTTGTTGTTGGGCCAGACCCATCGTGTTTTGCATCTGTTGCTCCCATATCTGGCCCATGGATTGGGTGGCCTGGCCCGGCGAGGCCTGGGGCTGCTGGGAGACCATCTGGGCCTGCAAGGCAGCCTGGTGGGCCGTGATGTGGGCGGTGAAGGCGTACTGGCGATAGGTGGGCCACTGCTCGAACTCGGCCATCTTGCGCATGCGGTTGTGGACCTGTAAGTGCACCAGGTGCTCGTGCCAGTCGGCCGGGCGTAGTGCCTCGACCTGGGCTTGGAAGTGCTCCAGGTCGATCTCGCCGGTATCGGGATTGGCCACGGTTAGCTCCTCAAAGAGCTGGTTCTCCCGACGGGCGTGGCGCAGATCAATCTGGCGCTCGTTGAAGACCTTGCGCAGCCCGCCCATCTCCAGCACGCGGCTGGCCTCAGACTGGTCAATCAGGCCGTACTCCAGGGCCCGGTAAACCTCGGCCTCCTTCTCGGCCTTGGAGAAGGGCCAGCCCGAGCCGGGCTGGACCCAGAAGTTGCCCCCGATCTGATCGCCCCGGATGAAGGCGCGGGCCTCGATGTCGCCCTCCTCGCCCAGCACCGTGACCACGCGCTGATCGCTCCACAGCTGCCGCGCCATGCTCAGAATGATGTTGCCCTGCTTTTGCACCGCACGCTCAATGGAGCGAATAGGAATGGAGGATGCCGAGTCGTCCATCTCCTTCAACGAGTTGATGGCAGTTCCCGATCTGACATTCGGAGGGGTGGTGCCACGGCTTATTTCGTGGAGGAACGTAATATCGGCTACCGACTTACGGGTTAGCTCGATCTCACGCAGGATCAACTCGCCGGCCTCGGGCACCTGTACGTTGTGGGCCGGCTGGGTCGAGCCCGGCGGCATCTCATAGATCGTCGACTTGCCGCCCAGCGCGCCCTTGACCTGGGTGCCCCGGGGCAGGGCCACGCCCACCGAGGAGTGCAGGTTGACCTGCTCGACCATGCCCGAGGCGGCGCGGTTGTGGCGGCGCTGCAAGGGGATGAGCGCCTGGACCATCCCCTTGCTCCAAAAGCTGCCCGGTACCTTGGTGTAGTCGATCTTGGCAAAGGGATACTGGCGCTGCAGGTACTGCGGCCACGGACGCTTGTCCAGGATCTGGCCCCCAGCGGTGATCAAAATCAGCCCATCAGGAGCCCTCCGGCTGGGCTTGATCCAGGTCTCTTTGACGATCGCGGTGGGCACCTTGGGCGCGCTGGACGAGCTGGGCATGTGGGTGGGGCTCATGCCGCCTTGCAGCACTTGGGTCATGCGCTCATCGAGCATGCCGTAGCGCCCCTGGGTGTCGGCCTCGACCTCTATGCCCCAGCGCTCGTAGATCTCGTCAAGCTCGTAGGCCTTGGTGATCATCACATAAGGCTGATCCTCGATGTCGGCCTTGCGGATGTGGGGCACGCCCAGCTCGAAGCACGACAGCGTGCGGAACTCGAAGTCGCCCATGCGTTGAGTCCCATAGCGGCCACCGCCGGATGGGCCGCCCATGGGGCCGCCCATGGGGCCATCCATTGGGCCCTGACCCGGCATCTGGCCGCCAGGCATCTGCCCGCCGGCTTGTAGCTGTGATGCCAAGTCCTGCGGGGCCATGTTGGGATCGCCGCCCCTTCGCCCAGCCAAAGCATCTGGCGATTGCGAGGGGTCTAGGCCTTCCAGCGGGTCGATGACCTCACCGGGGTCCATGCCGGCGATATCGCCCTCGCCTTGTTTCCCTGGACCGGCCTCGGGGTCCCACTGGGTGTCAATGACCGACGTGCCACCGAACAGGGCCCACAGCGCGGCCTCCTCGAAGTACTCCTCCAGGCTCTGCTCTCTGGTGACGTGCTCGATGATGCGCTGACCCGCCCGAGCGGCCTCGTAGTCCTGGCCGTCCAGCCCGTCGGGCACGACCACGCCATAGGGGCGGTTGCGCAGCAAACGGGCAAGCTCGGAGCGAACGGCCGGCTCGATGAGATTGTCGACGGTGCGCACCCGGCCCTTCTTGGCCGGCAACTGCGTCAGCATCGTGCCCGCATTGGGCACTTGATAAAAGTCTACGTACTGCTGGTCCAGATAGAAGGCCGTGGCCAGTAGCGCCCAGCGCTCTACGTGCTGGCGGTTGCGTGTAACCCGCGAGAACCACTCGTCGTTGAGTGAGATCAGCTCTTGATCGCTCATCTGCTCAAAGGGCTTGTAGCGCTGACCCTTCGCCCCGGGCTGGCCTTGCTCGTTTGCGTAGCCCGACCGCAAGGCATCGGTCATGCTCGTTCCCGCGATTGGCGGCTGGGAACTCATCTAGGCTCCTCCCACCGTTGGGCCCTCCATGTCGACCCCGCGGGCCAGCCATTGGGCCTCGATCGAGTCATCGACCGTCTCGCCCCAGCCCACGTCATCGAACGCGGCTGGCTCGGCCGGCTCGGAAGAACCCAGGAGCTTGCCCTCACCCGATTGGGTGGCGCGCTCTCCCGCAACGGTCTTGTCGGTGGCATTGGGCGTGTTTTGCTGCAATGCGGTGAACTCCTGCCAGGAGTTGGCCGCTAGGCGGTTGTGCAGCTCGGCGATGTAGTGCTCACGCTGAGTCAGAAGTTGGGAGTACTCGCTGCGCAGATCAGCAATCTCTGCGCGCCAAAACCGCGAGAGGGCGAAGACGGTCGCTGCGACAGTCAACAACATGACCAGCGCGAGGACGAAGGCCAAGATCACCACGGTCGTCACGGCGTCTCTCCTTGCTCGTCGTCATCGACGATCAGCTCGTCCTCGTCGACCGGCTCAGTGGAGTCCTCATCGGCGCTGGCGTCCTTGCCCTCACCCCGGGGGTCGATGGGCTGGTCGTAGTCCTGGTCCCGGGCTCCCTCGACGAACTCAAAGCCAAGGCCGGTGATCAGCCCCTTGCGCGCACGCCCATAGCCGCGATCGGCCAACTCTAGCTCGCGATTGACCACCTGGGTGCGAAACTCCTCGGAGTGGCCCTCACAGAAGGCGATGATGTCGGCCACCTTCTCAGCCAGCAGGGCGTCGATGTCGACCTCTTGGCCCTGGAGCTGAGTGGTCATGGGCGTGGATGGCTGGCCGTGGTCCTGCTGGGTGGTGGGCGCGGTGCTTTGCTGTTGCTGGGTCTGTTCGGCGCGCTTGCGGGCCACGTCGGCGTAGTGCTTGGCCTTGCGGCGCTGGTGCGGCGCGCCGTAAAGCTGCTCGTGCTCGGCTGCGCTGCCTGGCTCGGGGGGCTGGTGGTGTCTGAGCAGGGGGTGGTTGGGGTGCTCGATGAGCCACTGCTCGATCTCGTCGCGCGTGGGATCGCGTACGGTCTCTCTGGTCTCGGTGATCACCTCGGCCTCGGGTGAGGGCATGATCTCGGCGGCCGCATCGGCCAGGCGCATGACCAGCTCTTGGTACTTGTCGGCCTGGTCCTGCAAGTGGTTCGCACGAGCTTCCTCTTGGGCTGCCTGATCGCGCAGCTTGGCGGCCTGGTCCGGGTCGACCCAGCCCTGTTGACGCAGCGGCTTGGCGATGGCGTCGATCTTGACGTACAAACGTCCATAGCCGTTGATGTCACGGCCAAGGTCGAGCACCGGCCCCCGACCGTCGCCGGAGACGACACACGTCATGGGCGACGTTTTTGGCTTGGGCAGGATCTGGACATTGGCCATGTTGTGACCTCCGCGATTTAGGATAACAGCCACATATCATCGAGTGAGTCCTCGTCTGTCTCTTCTCCGACTAAGTCAGCCGGGGTAAGCTCCTCGGTTAGCTCAGGGCTTGAGTCGTCGACGGTGGGAGCCTGGCGTACGTCCTGGTCGTTGGCCTGCAGATAAATCTTTGCCAGCTCGGAGATGTGGGACTCACTCTCGTCATCTTCCAAGTCCGCGAGGTTTGATGTGATGCCGATGTCGAGGTTGCAGGCAGCGATGTACTCCAAGGCATCCATGAGGTGGACATACGGCTCCTCTTGGACCTTCTTGCCCAGATCGGGCATCTCGCGATCACCGGTGCCCGCATCGGCCTCGGGGTATCGGTAGGCCGAGGACAACGCCTTGATCAGCAGCGTGCAGTGGGGGTTGACGCGGAACTTGCCCTCGCGCTCGACGTACTCGCGCAGGTAGTTGATGCGGTTCTTGCGGCCCACGACCGACCACTCGGGGTCGATGCCAAACTGGTTCAAAACTTCGATAGAGGAGAACTCGCTGTTCTCCTTGCGCTGATTGCCCGCCGGATCGCAGAAGTCGGCGATCCCTGCGCTGTCTTGCTCAAGGGCTTGGGGAAACAGGCGCTGGGTCTGATCAATGACCTTCTTGGCCAACTGGTGGGTGGACAAGCCAGCGAGCTGGTCGCGGTCGATGGTGGGATACAGCTCGTGCAAGCAGACCAGCGTGTCGTCGGGCCACAGTTGGGCCCACACCACGGCCGGGTGGCGATAGCCGAAGTCCCAGCCACGCCACAGCGGCACCCGGGGGTTGTAGCGCGTGGGTCGCACGCTGTTGTTGGGGTCGAACTGGGAATAGACGGCCTCACCGGAGAAGGCGGTGAAGTCGATCTCCATCTCGCGTTGCCAGTCGCGGCCTTGAAAGCCCCCTCGGTAACCCATGACGTAGTGATCACGCCACTCTTGTGTTGAGCGGTCGGGGTCGGCGGTGTAGTGCAGGCGCAACACGAGATAGCCATCGCTGGTCTTCCAGCCCCGGATGCCGGGCATGATCGGCTCGGGGATGCGCGTGCGTGGCAGCTTGAACGTGAACTCCCCCGCGTCGCTGCCGTCCGCGTGCGCCTCGGGCATGGTTACTCGCTGCTGCTGCTGTTGGGGTTGGCCTCGATGGCGGCCTGTTGCATGTAGGCCTTGCGCTTGGCTCGCTTGCGGCTCTGTTCGTCGCCAGCGGTGTAGTGGTACTTGGCCTGGTTCCCGTACTGATAGTAGTGGCCTTGGCTGTCCTTGCCTGCGTGCACCGGCATAGGAAAGCTCCTCAGGCTCCAGCAGGCACGGGGATGCGGCCATTCTCGCTCAGGGTGGCGTGAAAGACCTCCTCACCATTGGGCGTGCTGACCCCGGTGAAGCGCCCCCCTCCCTTGACGGTGGGCATCGCAGCCCTGAAAATATCATCTGCCTGATCTTGGAAAGAAACTTCATCTGAAAAAACCCAACTGAAGGTATATTGTCTTAGACCTTTTGCTTCTTCGCCCATTGCCTGAACAATAGACTCCATCTGAGGGCAACTCACTTCACCACTTTTTCGGTGTTTATCGAACGCGGCTGGCACGGAAAAGCGGCTGTGGGGCAGCCGGTTGTAGATCGTCTCCATGCGGTCGATCAGCGAGTCGGCGTCCTCAAACTTCTTGGAGATCACCGCCATGCGCTGTGCCGGGCGCACAAGGAGGTTGTGGGTGGCGATGCAGCAAAACAGCCAGGTGACCATGACCTGGCGGCTCTTGGGCACCAGCAACAGCGGCTGAAAGACCCAGGCGTAGCTAAGCAGGCGCAGGTAGTCCTTGTCGGGCAGCGTCTTGTAGGGGTTAGCCTCGTCGTGCTCATCCAGCGTCTGAGCCCATCCTCCCACTCTCACCTTGACCCACGGGTTGTCATCGGGGTCATAGGCCCGCTGCGGATCAATCGGTAGCCCCGTGATGTCGACGAGCCCGCCGAAGAGGAACCAGCGCAGGCTGTCCCAATGCTTGCGCTGATAGAAGCGATCCCTTACCCGGCGCTGGGCCACATCACCCGTCTGGCGCTTGGCATCGGCAATGGCCTGTTGCTCCTTGCTAGTGAAGTCGGCGATGGTCGTGGCCCGCAGCCACGCCTTCTTGTCGACTAGCTCCTTCAAGGCCACCAGGTCGTCCTGGGACAGCTCTCGCAGCGCGGCCGGCAAGTCGTCGGTCTTCATTCCAGGAGGTCGCTTGCGTCATCAACCGTATTGCTGTCGGGGTCTATATCGTCCTCGCCGGGGGAAGGGGCGGGGTCACCTCCGCTATGAGAAGCGGGGTCTGCTGGCGGGGTGGCCTCGATGACCTGGGCCGCCTCCATGTCGGGTGGCTTGGACACTGGATCTTGAGTGACGACCACCCCGGCGATCAGCGCGGTGATCTGGCGATTGACCCCCTCCACGCCGCCAAGGCCATCGGAGCTGGAGGCTTTCTGCTGAGCCAGACGAGCCGCGCTGTTTTTGTCCTCGCCAAAAGTCTCGGGCTCGAGCAGGGCCTGGACGCGCATGTAGCGGTCGAAGACGTCCTTGAAGGCGCTGTTGCGCGAGGCCAGGTTGGCCACGTACTGGCTGTTGAGCCCGTCCTTGGTCACGTCGTGGTATTCCTTGGTCTCTACCTCCAGCGAGGCCAATAGCTCGTAGAGCTTTGCCTCCAGGCTTTGCGATAAGGCTTGAAGTCGGGATGTAGAAGCCTTCTCGTGGGACGACTTGGCCCGCCCATACAGCGTCCAGCCATTCTTCAAGGCCAGCGACTTGACCCGGGCGGGTGAGGTGGAGAACTCGCGGGCCACCTGGGCCAGGTTGCCCCCCGTTCGCACGAATGCGGCCTTGATGCCCTCAATCTCGTCATCGGCGACGGGACGGTCCAGGGGCTGTTGGATCTCGCTTGCTTGAGCGCTCTCAACCGAGTGGGGAGAGCTATCTCTGGCTGGGTTGGAGCTATCTGCTTGGGAAGGAAGCTCTACCCGCGGATCGGGCTGTTGTTCGGGCGGGACCGCCTTGGAGAAGTCAACGACGATCTGGTCACCCATAGTGCCTCTCCTGTGTAATCCCCCTCACAGCGGTTGGCCGCCGCCATGCCCCGCGCCGAGAGAGAAAGGAGACGAAAAGCTCTCGGCGCGGGGTAGGCCCACCGCCTCTCATGCACCACGCACACGTAGAGCCGTCGGAGAGGCGTCGGCGCGGCGGGGCTTAGGCGCGGGCGTAGTAGCCCAGCACGATGTTGTCGGTGCCGCTGGCCGGGGCCGCGGCGAAGGTGATCTCGATGACCGAGGCGGTCATGTTGGACACCCACGAGTCGCCGCTGGCGTCCCCGCTATGGGCCTGGATGAAAGCCCGAGAGGGTGCCACGCCCAGGGTGTGATTGATCGAGAAGGTCGTGGCCGTGCCATCGCCGCTGAAAGTGGCTTGGCCCATCTCCTCAATGGGTGACAAGCGGTCAACATCGACTTGGCGGTAGGCCGCGTTGACTTCGTCGAAGATCGAGCTGGGCGCGGTGCCGGTAGGGTTGGTATAGCCCGGGTATTCCGAGGTCGTCATAGCGTCTCCAAGGAACGGCTCGCTCCAGGGTAACGGCTACGACTGTGGCTGCTTCAGCCAGGCCAGATAGCTCTGGATGGCCACGCGGGCTTGCTGGGCCAGCGAGGTCTGGTTGGCCTTGGCTAGCTCGTTTAGCTCTTGCTTGGTCTCTGGCGTCATGGACACGTCGACTCGCTCGGGATAGCTCATGGGATACCACCGCTGTCGCCATAGCCGTCGTCGCCGTCGCCGTCGCCATCGCTTGCGCTGCCGTTGGGCGGGGGTTGGTCCAGGTGGGGCCCGTAGCCGTTGTTGGTCTGCGACGAGCCGACCTTGACCCCAAAGGGGACGATGCCGCTGACGAGCTGGACCCACACGGGGTGGCCCTGGCGGATCAGCTCGCGGTCCATGGCCGAGGGGGCAAAGCGAATGGAGAAGCGATAGGCCGGGCAGCCGGCTAGCTCGACCTCGTCGACCATAGCCGGCACCTGATCGACTGCCTGCTCCATGCCCTCTGGTGGGCCGATGATCTCTACACGCGCGTCGGGCAGACGCTCATTATCGGGCACGTAGGTGGGCTGCATGGGGGATCCTTACCGGAGGCTGCGTCAGTATGCGTCACAATCTAGGGCAAGGGGTGGGGCGAGGCAAACGAGAGAAAGGCAGAGGGTTTACCATCGTGCCGAGTAGCCCTGATCAGTCATAACCATGCGGTGGTAGAGATTGTCCTCCTGCCACTGCCTGTTCAAGTCGGAGTCCAGCTTCAAGATGCCATAGCCTCCGAACGTGGCTCCAAAGAAAAAGTTCCCCTCCCCATCTCGCACAACATGGTCGTATAGTGGGTATCCGTCCTTTATCCATATATTCTCATCGACCCTCATGCTACGGGCTTGTGCCGTCGCATAATGAAGGCTGGAGCGATAGGGCCCACCATAATCATCTGTGTATACAACAGAGAATACGCTATCTTTCTTGTCATGATCCTTCCATAGGCGAACAGGGGAGCTATCCTCTTCCTCTGGAAGGGTATGAGAGTCCAACACTTCGCCCGTATCCTCCTTTAGCATGTATATTGTTAGGTGGATCTGTACCCACACCATCCGCTCTGTGATACATAGATGGAGGTAGGGCTCAGCCTGCTCTATTTTTGTTTCCCATACAAGGGACCCATCCGCCCTGCTCATTTTGCGCACATGGGGATAGTTATTGAACCCTCCAGTGTCCTTTGGCGTCACATGGTAGATATAATCCTCAGTGACATCGAATATCGTTGTATTAGAGGACTCAGTCGGGTGTGAAACGGAAAGGACCCTCCTTGTGCCATCCGCGGCGTCTAGCTCAATGAACACCGCCTCGTAGGGCTCCTCGAACCTCTCTCCTTTTTGGTAATACGTATAGACCTTCTCTCGATCCCAAGACAATGCCAAAATATCCGGCTTGAAAGCCACATCGGGAAGATCGCGAAAAGGCCTCACTCGCCATATCCGCCTACCTTGAAAGTTATACGCATCCATCGTCTCCTCTTGGTCAGTCATGGGAAAGATGCGCTCGTTTTTGGTATCAACATCAATGTAGTGATAGCCATAAGCGGTATCCGAGTCGATGCCCCACTCCATGGCGCCCGTGTCGGCGCGAAGACGAACCAACGAGGGCTCACCATACCCCGTGACAACGAACAGCGCTTGGGCGAGCCCGAACACCTCTCGATGGGTATGGGTGTTGGCGTGCCACTCGTAGCGTTGTAAGTTCGTGCGCACGTCGTGGGAGATGTCTTCTCCCAGCTTGCGCATGGCCTCGCCCACGCCCTCAGACGTAGATGAGTCGACCCCCTGATCCTGCATGAGGCGCTTGGCCTCCGAGGTGCGCTCTGTTGGCCAACTCTCCCTAGGTGTCTCGATCTTCTCGTTGGCTGAAGCCTTGGGATCGGGCACCCCCCAGCCATACCCGAGGGTGGACTTTAGGGCCTTTGCTTGCCCTTCTTTCGAGTTGTCCGTGCCGGTGTCGGAGTCCGACTGGTCTTGGTGAGCCAGGATCGAGGTATGAGCGGGAAGGCCGATTTTGATGCCCAGGGGAGAATGAACCGACTCGACCGTGTGGGCCTCAAAGGTGCCGGGAAATAGCCGCTTGTGCTCCAACACCGACACATGGGCGTCGAGTTCGACCTTTCGCGCCTCGTCGTAATGCTGCTGGATCTGGCTCGCCGACAAGGCGGCGGTATAGACGGCTACCTCGTCAACTTGGCCATCAACCGCATCGCCGCCATCGCGGCGAGCCGCGATGGCCAGCTTGGCCGAGGCTGAGGCAAAGCCGCCCGTGGCGATGGTGTCGCTGGCCTCGAGCGCTGCATCCACATAAATCTGGCGATCACCAGTCGAGCTATCGTAGACCGCAACGATGTGGTGCCATTGACCCGTTGCGACGGGATCTGTTGTCGTAGCAAGGATCACCGTCGAGGCCCCACGCTGGAAGAAGCGCAGGTTGCCATCGGCCGTGCCGTCGCCGAGCTGGACCCCCCACCCGTCGCTGCCGTCGTCTTTTAACATCAACCCGCGCTCGGTCTCGAGCTGGTCCATATTGACCCACAGCTCGAACGAGCACGAACCTGCCATCGGGTCGATTATGTCACCCGCGTCGACATAATCACCCGAGCCATCACAGTCGATAGCTGTATCAGATAGCTTGGCCGCCCCGCTTACCCCGAGTGTGGGGTCACCCCGATAGGTCGCGTCGTAGCCATTGCTGGTCTCGTCGTAGGCGGTCGAGCCCGACGACTCGCCCAAGCGCCAGTAGGCGGCCGGGTTGTCGGCCAGGACCACATCGCGATAGCTCATAGCAACAGCTCACTTCACTCGCTGGGTGAAGTAGGGCTACTGATCCCGGTCGTGGACCAGGCCGGCTGAGCCCGTCGAGAGCGTGAAGTCGGCCCCGTTGGTCTGGGCCGGTAAACCTGAGTCTTTGTAGAACCAGACGGGGCTGTCGGTGTCGTCGGTGACCAAGCGGTAGTACACGGCCGCGCCGATCTCGCCGAAGTCGGCCCCCGAGTAGGTAATGTCGCCGTGGTCCAGCTCGGCCCGGTTGTTGGCGTCGTCTCTGGTTACGGTTCTGCTGGGCACGGACTTGCGGCTGTAGCCCGTGCCAGAGACTTCAGTGTTGCCCGTTGCGGCCAGCACGTCGGCGACATAGGTATGCGTCGCGTCGAACGTGGGGCTGTCGGCGTTGTCCAGCAACAGCACCTCGATGGCAGCAGACGACCAGTCCTGGTAGTGCTTGTCCTGCAAGCCCTCGTTATACGTGGCATCGGCCATAGCTGGGTCCTTGCCTTATCTCTTTCGGCTTTTGGTTTGGTCAGATCGGCTCAGGCTCGTCGTCGTAATCGGCTAGCAACTCGTGGATCTCGTCGGCCATCACCCTCAGGGTCTGAAGCGAGAGCATGTGACGCGGCTGGCTGGACAGCTGCTGGTACAGACCGCGAAGGTGGGAGGCATACCTATCGGCGCGGTTGGCATGTTTCTGGGCGCGCTGTTCAGCATCGACCGAGAGCTGGCGGTACTGCTCGAGGCTGTCCTGAGCGCTATCGGCGCGTTGCTGCTCGTGCTGAGCCTCACGCGCAAGGGCCTCAAGACGCTGCATTGCACCTTCGGAGACGTTGCTTGACCCGCTCAGCATCTGTCGAGCCCGCTGCTGAGTCGTCGAGCCGGCTTGCCTCAAAGCATGGAGCAAGAAGCGGTCGTACGCGTCAAGGTCCAAGTTGTCGTAGCTCATGGATGCCTCCTTTCACGTGTCGGTCTTGGGGATGACCCGATCCCCCTCGTCGTACTGAAACAGCAGGGTCCATACAGCGTCGGCAGTCTCTTTCAGGTGTGAGTGATGCCGCGCTAGCCAGGCAGCGTAGGCATCGGCGCGTTCCTTGTGCCCCTTGCAGTCGGCCTCAGCGTTGCTGGCTGTCCACTCCCGGTGCTCACACTCGTCCAAACGGTGCCTGTACCACGTCACGTCATGCTCGGCTTGCTCAGCGCGCCGTCTGTATTGAGTGGCGTTGTTCTCGGCATCTTTGGCACGCCGCAACGCTTCCTCGACCGTCGTCGTCCCGTCGGGGTCGTGCTGCTGGGATGTGACCTGCGCTTGCGGATGGGGGTGCTCGGTACCCGAGCAACGGCCATGCCCCAGGGCAAGCAACGCCTGACGGGCGAAGACCTCGTCGCACGTTTGCAACACCGAGAGCAGCAAGCCCTTGAGCTGCTCATGATCCATGGCTGTCTCCCTTCACCTCATAAGGATGGTCAACCCCCTCGGCCATGACCTCAGCCGCAGCTCTCGCGGCCTGTCTCATCTGGCTGGTTGTCCACTCCCAGCCCTTGTTGACGGCCTGGGCTGCCAGCACCTGATTGATCAGATCGTAGACGTAATCGAACGTGTGTTCGTCCATCGTCAGCTGAACACCTCATCGTTGCCGCCCCAGCGATGGAGGGGGGTATCAGGGACAGTGTTGCGGGAGACGGTTGAGGGGGCGGGAGAGGCCGATCCCAGCCGTTGGCGATGCACCGATGGGGCGAACGACTGCCGCACGGCCGATAGGAACGAGCCCTGTAAGGTGCGGGCCTTCTCGTCGGGCGTGGTCGAGGGGGGGTTGGCGGGCATCGCCGGATGAGAAGCGGATTGGCCGGCTGTTGCCGTGTTGACGATATGCCCTCTCTGGGTGGGCGTAAGATCGGGCCAGAAACGATCAATGTCATAGGGGGCAAAACCGTCGGACTCCGGCGACGGCGAGGAAGAGCTTGGGTTGTCGATATCCGAGTGGTAGGGATAGATGGGCATGGCAATGGCTCCTTACGAGGGCTAACTCAAGGCGTTGGGCTCGTCGTCAGAAGAGGGGTCGGTGTCGTCGAACTCGTTGATGTTGTCGCCATCGCCGACAAAGCCGAACAGATCGTCAAGCTCGTATTGGGCTTGCAGCGAGTTGGCGTTGAGCACGGCCTCACACAGCCGCACGAGGCTGGCAGCGGTCGAAGAGCCGACAGCGCGCGAGACGGTCACCACGGCCTCACCGGGCTGGGCGGATCGGCAAAACACGACGTGGGCGAACTCGCCGGACTGATAGCGCTGGCAAGGGGTCGAAGGAGAGGTCATTAGCCGGCTTTGCTCAACACGTAGGCCAAGAACAAAAAATCCCCATTGAGGGTGTCTGACGCCTCACCAGGGCGGCGCTCGAAAGAGAGAAGGAGTGGGCCCGGCCCCACAGGGTGCGAGTCGGTATCGGAGACGGGCGCGTCGGTGGTAAGCGTGGCCGTGGCCAGGTGCTCGCTGGCAACTGAGACCGACAGCACTGTGTCCGCCGAGCTTTCCTGGGACAGGTCGTCACCCTCTTGGGGGCTTAGCCGCCGGTCGCGGATCACGACGTCGCCCGAGTTACCGCTCTGGGTGGTATACCATAAGCCGATGTCGACCGCGTCCCACTGATAGGGCACGACGGCAACGCCGGCGATCCTGGCTGCGTTGGTATCGTTGAAGGAATAGGCGGTCCAGCGGCCACTGACTTGCCTCACCGACGGAGATCCCCTCACAACCGCCATGTCAGCCGTGCCCAGCACGATCGGTGTGTCGTCGCGGCGATAGACATTGAGGTTGCTATGCGACTGACTCAACAGGTCGTGGGGATCGGGCACCCCGCCACCGGCTGTGGCTAAGTCGCGCTCGTAGGCCGGGGCCACGTCGGCCAGATCAACCCGGCCGTTGGTCGCATCGTGGGGGACCTCGATCGAGTACGTCCGCCGAGGCTGGCCCTCGATCGACTCGATGACGTAATAGGTGTTGCCTCTCGGGGAAGTGCCGGGCTCGTCGGTGGCGGCCAAGTCCACCGAGATGGAGCCATTCGCATCCAGGTCGGCCGAGACGGTCTGGGCGGCCACGATGACGTTGCCACCGGGATCGGTAATGGGGTGGGCGAGCTGGAAGGTGACCCCACCCGAGGCCGGGGCTTGACTCCCGTCGGGGCGGGTCCAGGTGCCCGTCACAGTGATTGCGGTAACCATACTGGCAGCGTACCCGATGGGCGGGCGGGCACAAGAGCGAGGAGCTGGAGCTAACCCGAGTGGCCTCGAGCGAGCCCGGCGAGTGCGGGTGGTAGCTCGAGGGGCCTGCGAGGAGCCTCGAGACGCCTCCGAGTGGCCCCCCAAGGAGTCCCCGAGGGGGCTTCCGAGTGGCACTAGCGGCGTCTCGCCCTAGCTAACCCGAGTGGTGGGGCTCTCACTCGCGATGCGGCAACAGCTAACAGCACTGCCCGATGGGCCGCAACGTTGCTGCAACGTTGCTGCAACGACGGCCTGTGGGTCCCCGGGGGTGGTGGCAATCGGCCTCGTGCCAACCCGAGGGGTAGCTCTCCCTTCCAACGCCTGTCGCCATCGTTGTTGTCGTCGTGGCAGTGGGAGTACCGCAGAGTGCGGGATGGGAAGGGTGGGGAGATGGTGCGATCGAGAGGGTGGGCATAAGACAATACCGACCTACCCGCCTCGCGGTCCCTTTGGTGCGCGCGTGGGTGGGGGACTCGTGGGGTGGGGGGAGGTCTCGCGAACTAGTGCGGGGGAGGGTTTACATAATGACTAGTGAGGGGGAGGAGCCTTGAGTGGTTTACAAGTTATAACTCGCTTAGGTTTACGAGTTATGTTGAGCTATATCGAACAAACGATCGAAAACAGACTAGTCAAAGCGTGTTGGTCGAACGTTTGTTCCTAGGGAGAGGGGAGGGAGAGATAGGGGAAAGGGTTCTCACCCCCCATCACGTAGAAACCTAGTTCTTATACCGCTCGGTATATCTACTCGGCCTGCCTGCGCGGTTATGTCCCCTTGAGCACACGGTGGCTTGCGCACTGCCACGAACACGCGCGTACGCGCGCGTTGGGACGGGCGAATATAAGAGATTAGGATCAGCGGTTGACAACGCCTTGGCATGATGCTACGTTGTAGATATGGTAAGGCAAGGGGATGCCAGGAAAGGGGACTACAAGATGCGTCGGTTAGACAACGAGATCATGGGGGAGTTGGCCCAGCTATCCGACATGATCCGTGGACAGCACGACTTGTTGGGTGAACCGCTCGATCCGCAGACGCGCGCCGGGGTGCAGCGCAGGTACAACGAGACCTGCCAGCGCTACACACAAGTCCTTGCCCAAGCCAAGCGCATCGGACTGCGCTAGCTCGCTGGTCGTTGGGTTGCACACCCGCTCGGGTGTGCTTCCCTGCGCTCAGACGGGGCGCACACCCAACCGCACTCGCGAAACGCGCGAGTGCGTCACGAAAGGAGGCACCATGAGCGCCGTCGCAGCAGCCGGACAGAGCTGCGCCGATGTCATTGCCGCGCGCCTGGACAGTGAGCGCGTGTGGCTACAGCACGCCCAGGACCGCTATCTCGCGACCCACGGTGACGGTGATGGTGATGGTGACGATGACGACTACGCCGCGCGCAAAGCTGCCTACCAGGTCGCATGGCAGCGCTGGCTAGTGCTGGCTGAGCTGGCCAGGGACTGCGGTCTTGTCGACTAGCTCGCCGCTAAGCGTTGCGCAAGCACCGCTTGTGTCGCGCTCTGCGCCTAGCCGGCGCAGATAAGGGGACGCAGTGAAAGGGGGTGGCAGTGGATTGGGACACAGTGGACGCGATCGACGATGAGCTAGACCAATGGCAGGCGTTGGCTTCAAGCCAAGGATGAGCTTCTGCGTCATACAGAGGACGAGGCCACGCGTGACCGCCTTGAGCGTGAGCGCAACGATGCGGCAGTCGCCTATCAGGTGCTGTTGCCTCGGGCCATGCGGATGGCAGAGCTGAGCTAGGCCACAAAGCCGGTGTCCGTAATCGCAAGTTTTGGGTTACGGGCACTTCACACACACACAAGGGGACGCAAAAGGGGATGGCCATGCATGAGCACGCTGTGCAGGATCACCTGGACCAAGCGCGCGTGGACGCAAGCGTGGAGCTGTCGTTCTTGCGCCAGTTGCGGGGGGAAGGCGCCAGCGGCCAGGATCTCGAAACGCAAGGCTGGCGCGTCTCACAAGCGCTCGGCCGCGTGGAGGCGCTGACCGCGCTGGCCCAAGAGTTCGACTAACCCACGGTCGGATGATCCGTAATCGGTCATTCGGGGTACGCGAAAGGCGGCATCATGCGCTATAGGACCGATGGGGAACAGATTGACCTTGCAAGTGACGTGCTCTGGCGCGAGCTGCAGCGCACCCACGGGGAGGATTACGAACCGGCAACGCGACAGGTATGGGATTACCGGCCGCCACACAAAACCGATAACGACCAAAAGCGCTACTTCGAGGCTCGGGTGCAAAGTGAGCGTGCAGCTGCACGCAAGGATGCGTTGTTCTACGCAATCAACGTGCTCAACGACGATGACCTAGACGAAAGGATCAACGACGGCGAATAGCGGAAACAGTGTCCGTAATCGCAGGTTCTGGGGGATTGGTATGGACGTAGGCAAGCTCAGAGACGCAGCCGCAGGGGCTGTTCTCCTCGGGGACGCACGCACCTATCAGCGGATAGAGCGTGCCTTGGGTGAGCCGGTCGTGGTACCCAACCTGAGCTACACGCAAGCTCACAGACAGCGCTGTATCGCCGCACACGCCAAAGCTCAAGCACTGGCGACGTTGGGGATACCCCTGGCCGACCAAAGCCGTTGAGAGGGCACTCATCGACGCAGAAAGGGGACGGCATGACCGAGTGGCGCCTAAGGGCTCGCGCCTATAGCCCCAACACACGGCCCGAGGGTCCCGGCGTTGCCATCATTCGTGAGGCTCGATCAGGGGTCAGAGCGGAATGGGAGTATGACGAATACGTGGATTGGCTGCCGTGGACCTATGACCAGTCTGGCTTAGCCGACTACCGCGATTGGGTATTGCTCAGACACGGCTTCCGTCGACCCAAAGGCTATGAATGGGAGCCTGTTGGCCACGGCGTCACTGTCTCGGCCACCGTCTATCGACTCCCTAGCGTTGAGCTAATCGACTAGACCTACTGCCGTCCCCCGCCTCTATGTCCCCTTGGGGCGGGGGACCCTCCCAAAAAGCACAAGGACACACAGGGGACGACTCCACACACGCGAAAGGGGGTGGGATGATCACGCGTCATTACGCTCAAGCAACCAAGGGCGAGGATGATGTTTTCGATCAAGCGGAGGTCATCGTCGTTGAGACATATCAACACGACGATGGCGAATGGGAAGAGGGGGGTGTCTTGAGTAGCGCCGATTGGCTTTCCACCGTTGACGCTGTTACTGGCATAAGGGTCTTCGAGCCTGCCGATGCGATCCTAGAGAATATGGGATGGCAACGCGAAAGCGATTGGGTCCACGTTGCCTGCGGCTATGTGGCAAGCGTCAAGCCCTTGGCGTTGTTCTAGCTCGCACACGCAAAAGAAAGGGGACGACATGGCATGGCACTCACTGCAGCCTTCCGGCGATCTTATTATCCCGTGGCGTCATCGCACCGTTGCCCGTGCCGAGACAGAGTACGTCGATAGCCCCATGATCCGCGTTTACCTCGAAGAGTTCGACCCGCAGCGAACCAAGTGGGTCAGTTGGGGTATTGAGAACTGGTGTGTATGGAACGCCGAGCACACCGACGCTGAAGGATATATCAACCGACTCGGTTTGGGTTATGAGTCATGTGGCCCACACGCTTGGGTTCCTTTCGCGGGTGGGTGGGAAGCCGTCGTCGATGTGCCCGCACTCATGTAAGCTCGCTCGTTTTGGGTTGGCTGCCACCCCTGCCCCCTGGGGTGGCAACCGACCGACTCCCTACTCCCCAACAGAAAGGATAGACCGTGGAGGAGTATGTCGCCAAGCCCGTTCGGCATCACGCAGACGGGCCCCGCATCCTTATCGTGCGAAAGCTCGCGCGCCACTTTGGCCAGACACACCTATCGCTGGATTGGCCTTGTGACGACGACGGGTTTCCTATCCAGCCGGCAGCCGCGTGCTTACGCCGGGCGGGCTACGTCGTCACCACTGTTCGCGCGCCCAACGGCTTGGACGCCTGCCTCGAGCTTGTCTTGCGACTGCCCAGTCCAAAGGAGCTAACCGTGCTGCCCTACCCGGATCCCAAGGGGGTGCTGTGGTGACAGAGAACGAGACTGAAGTTTGCCCGCAAGGCAACTGCCTGGAGCTGGCCACCCATGAGGTCGTCGTCACTAGCCATAACTCAACGGTGCGCATCGGTCCTGTGTGCGTGGACCATGCCCAACAGCGCCTGGCACAGGCCTACCTCCAGCACGAGCATCATGTCAAAGTCGAGATAGAGATAGTCGCATGATTGACAACCTGACTTTGGCATGATAAAATAGAGCCTAGAAAGGGAAACGTGAGAAAGGGGATATCGTGACCGAGTTGGTGCGCTACATCGTCAATGCCGTCGCCGCCGACGAAGACGGCGGACCCGAGATCGTCGTCGTTGCCGCCAAGTGGGACGCATCCGACGAGATATGGGAGTACACCGGCGATGTCGTGGCCCGAGCCGAGTGGCCCTACGAGGACAGCGGCAATCTCGTCGACGTCGAGGGGGTCTTGGACGAGAGGGGATGGCACATTGTTGGTGAGGTTTGGGAGGATACCAACTTTGGCGCCGTCACCGTTGTGGAGCCGACCGGCTCGTAACGCAAAGGGGACATCATGACCGAGCGAGTGACTTACGCCGCTTACGCCGTGACCGATGGCTATTACGGTGACCCTGAAGTCCTCGTTGTCAAAAACGTATGGGATCCCGATGGCCAGGCATGGGTGGAAGAGGACGGGGTCGTTGATCATGCCGACCTACCCCAAGACGAGGACAACCCTATTGATCTCGATTGGGTATTGAGTTACATGGGATGGCGCGTCGTGACCAGTGGTCGCCCCAACGACTATGGCTGGCAAGAAACCGACTTTGGTGGCGTTGCCACCGTGGAACCAACCGGCTAGCACACACAAGGGACAGGAAGGGAGACGCTATGGATAAGGCAAGGATCCACGACATGCTCGTTACGGCCGTGCGTGACGTTGCCAGGGACTACAACGCCCTGCAAGAGCCCGTCACGATCAAGCGAAAGAGTCAATCGGTTCGGGTGCCACCAACGACCGCCAGGGTCTGCCCCAAGGGCTGCCACCTCGCTGTTGCACATCGGTGGGAGCGTCGCTGTGACGGCTGTGGCCAGGACATCGCCGCTGGCGCCATTGGCCTGCACACCCACTTCGAGGATCCGAGCCAACCACGCTGTATCGGTGGGCATTACCGCTTTCAGTGTTTTTGTGGAACGCTCATGCCGCCGACCGAGCACATCGTGGATCTGAGCTACGACGCGGTTGAGGGGTTGTTGCCGGATCCTGCCAACTCGGCTTATCGGCAAGCCTACATCGACGGCTTGGACATCACCAAAGAGCTAAACGACGATGTCGAGCTGATCGCCGAGCGCGTCGTCAAGCGGGCCCTTGTTGAGTTAGTCGCTCAGGTTGAGGATGAGCAACGATGCGCAGCCGAGGAGATCAGGCAACGCCTGCGCGATGATCTGCGCTTGACGTTAGAGCTAATCGACCAGGGCTATTCCGTCGAGGACCTGGATCTCGCGCACCCGCTCGACCCTGGCGTGCACTACGAGGACGGCGAGTTCGACGCCTGGGACATCGACCCGCGCGACGGGGATCCCATCATTGTGACCCCACGCGACTTGTATGGCGACTCGCTGTAGAACGCACAGCACACATAAGGCAGGGGATGGCAATGGAAACACTCAAGAACATCGCAGGCACCCTTGGGATGCTGCTCTGTGTGATCCTTGGGCTCATCGCATGGGTGTTGCTTGTCACCTATGGCCCGTACCTCACTGTTGTTATAGGTAGCTATGTGATGATGATCGTCATCCCAGCAGTTCTCGTCTTCGAGGGTTACAGAAAGCTCAAGTACCGACAGTGGTGTGACCACTGCAGGCGCGTCACATTCCCCAGCACTGAGAATGATCGCTGCAAGCGTTGCACCCTCAAACGCGAGGATGCCGCAGCCTATGAAAGGAACGTGCGATGATGCCCACGCAGACGATGCGAGTGCTCGATCACATGCTGTGTGAGTCAATGGGCCTGTACTACGCAGCCGACAAGGGCAAGCCAAAGACAGGGAAGCGGCGTCAGCTCGCCGCCGAGCCTTACGGCTGGCTCAGCGGCAGTCGCGACGAGTGCTGGCCGGTCCTGTCGACGTTCCATTTTCTCAAGGATCGCTTGGAATACGATCGGGTTGAGACCAGGGATCTATACCAGTTCCGTTTTTATGACAGTGGCAGCCCTCTCAACGAGATTGTGCATCGATGGGGCCGGGCGCGAGGGCTAGGCAAAGCCGTTGCCTCACACACCCTGAGCGATGCGCACTCGTTGGACCATGACTTTCGATGGTGGGTGTTCGACGAGGGCGAGGTCGGCGACCAGATCGCCGTCGTGCAGACGTGTGACGAGCTTGGTTTGACGCCCAGCACGCCGTTCGCCTTTCGAGTGAGCCAACTTGAGGATTTTTTCTCTTTTCGTAGAGTGATCGTTCACTGCTTAGACGATCTCCCCGCAGAGCGTCAAAGCTCCCACGTCTGGGAGTTCACAGGCGATCAATGGGAGGAGTACATCGTAACGAGCGATGGGTGGCATCCCAACCCTCATGGCGATGATCCGTTTACCAATGTCTTGTCGTTAGAAGAAAGGGAAGAGAAAGAGCTACCCGACGATCTTGGTGGTGTGATCCACTACGACCCTGATTGGAAGGTGTATTACTGTCCTCGTTGCGCATACGAGCTCGATGTGGCAGGCCCCGGGCTATGAGCCAACAGCAGCATCATCGACCGAAAGTGGGGTAGGGCATGGACTGCCATGAGGTGGGAGAGCATCTGCGATATGGCCTTACGGCCTGGATCGAGCGGCCCGACACCGCCGACGAGTGCAGCGGTCTCATCGAGAGAGTCTTGCGCCAGTGGCTGGTGGACTCCACAGCCGGGGCCTACACCGGCGACTTCCTGGAACTGGTAATCATCGGACGTGTATCAGTCGGGGTATGGTGTCACCAAGAGGGGGCACCTATGATTTTGCTGGGCTTGGGTCATGCCAACTTGTCCAGGATGTACATTGAGATGCAGCCGTTGTTCATGGAGTTTCAGACGGCAACGTGTCTGTTGGTCGTTTATCCATTCACCTATACCCCAGAGGGAGCCAACTAGCTAGTGCCCGTAATCCGAGGTTTTAGGGAAAGGGGACATCGTGAAGATCATTCGCGCCACACCCAAAAAGCTCAACGATGGAAGTTGGGGGGCCACCGCCAAGAGCGCGTCGGCCCAAGCTGGCGACATGCTCGATGTCGTCGATACCGACGGAATGAAGTACTCGGCCATGGTCGACCGCGTGGTTTTCCGAGGGCAGGACTCTGCCGTTTGTGCGATCGCCGCCCCCGACTCGAAGCGCAGTAGCGAGGTGCCCGATCAGTGCCCAGCCTGCGACGGGTTGCTGGATGACACCGACCTGCTGGAGGCCGACGTGGCCGGCTATCACGTTGAGTGCTGCTAACGCTTTGCCTACAGGCCGCCTTCACATGGAGCTGAGTTGCCTGCTGTGGAGCAAGCTAGCCCCGCTGGAGACCAAAGCGTCCGCCCCAGGATACCTAGGCCCACAAACGGCAACTCAGCGCTTCCGAAACAAACGTTCGATAAACCCGGGGTGCCCGCCTCGCAGCCCCGGTTCCCCTGTGCCCCCCCCTAAAGGGGGGGGGGGACACGGGGGGAACCAGACAGACTGCGAGCGAGGCGAGGGGCACCCCGGACCTACGATCCCGGTAGTGGGAACAGACGAGCGTAAACAAACGTTCCAATCAGGGCAAGTTAGGAGGTTTTGGTCATGGCTGGTAAGCGACCGCCCCGGCCGAGAACGGCGCTTGTAAGGCTAACCGAGCAGCAGAAATACCTGTTTCAGAGAAAGTGCGCTGTTCGCAAAGAGTCAGCACAGCATGTCCTGAACTCGGCCATCAACGACTATCTCCTCGGTGAGTGGGAGCCAGAGATGCGCCCCGCTCTCTCCCGAGAGCGTCAGATCGCGGCCTACGAGGTCTGGGGCGAGGACGGCTTCGACCCGCGAGACGGCATCGACCCGCAATCGGTCGATCCCGACGATCAGGCCATTGATCTGGCTGACCTCGAGGAAGGCCCGAGCTTCTGGGACCTGCGCGATCTGGTGGTCCACCTGCAGGAGCAGCTTGGCCGCGAGATCCGCGTGTCGACGCTGTACAAGCTGTTGCAGACCCACTTCCCCAGAGAGCCCGGCCAGTGGCAGTACTCGTGGTCGGGGGCCAGTGACCCACAGATCCCCGAGATCATCGCAATGGTCGAGTCCGGCGAGATGGAGCGCCTGCGGGATGAGTCCCTATCCCGCATCTATCAGGGCCCCAAGATCGAGCCCCCCGACCGCCGGCTGGTCACCAAGCCCGCGCCCAAGACCATCCCGCGCGACCACCGGCGCAAGGACAAGGACTCGGATGCCTAACGAGCAGGTGTCCGTAATCGGTCGTTCTGGGGTCTAGGTGGCTGGGGAGTGTCACTTCCATCACGATTGTCTGATTTGCACGCCTTGTCCCTATATACACCCCAACATTCGGGGGTTACAGCCCTTGTTGTCCCCATCTCCCCACGCCCCCGCCCTTGGCGGGCGTGGGGAGAGGGGGACGGCTTCCATACCCACACGCGCGCGAGACAAGCCCGTCTTATGTGCGGTAGGCTGCGGCGCCCCTCGACGAGAAAGGAGACCCAATGGGAGTGATCGACACAGCTCGCTACGCCCTGCGGTGCGGCTACGCCCCTGTGCCTATCGCGTGGGGCAACAAGGCGCCGACCTTCCCGGGGTGGCCTCAAGCGCGCTACGACCACGACGACATCGACCATTATTTCCCCGATGAGGGCAACCTCGGCCTGCTGCTGGGCCAGCCCAGCTACGGCCTCATCGACGTGGACTTAGACACCCACGAGGCGATCGAGCTGGCAAGCACACTGTTGCCAGAGACACGCATGATCCATGGGCGTCACAGCGCCCTGTGCAGCCACTGGTGGTATCAGGTGCCCACCAGCAACTGCCCGGCCACAGCCAAGTACGTCGACCCGACCGACCGCGCCTCTCTGGTCGAGCTGCGCTCGACCGGGTCTCAGACGATCGTGCCGCCGTCGACCCACCCGTCCAACGAGGTCATGGGCTGGCTCGAGGTACGCCGAGACGGGGTATGGACCTCTCAGGACCCGGGTGATCCCAGCGGCGATGAGCTAAGCGAGTGTGTGGCCCACTTGGCCGCTGCCACGCTGCTCGCGCGTCACTGGCCGGGGGAAGGGAGCCGTCATGACGCCGCTGTGGCCCTGTGTGGCGGCTTGCTACGGGGTGGCTGGGAGATTGGGCCCACCAAGGCGTTCGTAGCCGCTGTGGCCCAAGTCAGTGGCGATGAGGAGTGGCCTCAGCGCAAACAGGACGCCGAGACGACCCAGCGGCGCCTTGACCAAGACGGTGAGACTCAAGGGTGGCCCACCTTGACCAAGCTATTGGGCAAGGGGGTCGTCGATACAGCCATTGCCTGGCTACAGGTCGAGGCCGAGGAGGAAAAGGGCCGAGGCATCCCAAACCGCCGTCTCGTGGGTCAAGCGATACGCGAGGGTGTCAACGACCCCGAACAGATCGTGTCGGGAGTGTTGTATGCCGGCATGGTCCATTGGTGGCAGGGCCCACCCGAGTCGGGCAAGAGCCTATTGCTGTTATCAATTATGTCCTCGTTGGTCCATCAAGGCTATACCGTAATGTGGATCGACGAGGAAACAGGATTGTCAACAACCGCAGACCGCCTTTCACGCATGGGCGCCGACCCTGACACCCTTGATGATAAGTTCTGGTATTATGAGTCTCCTGGTTTAGCTATAAGTCAAAATGATGAAGAGCGGTTGGTTTATGATCTCCAGAGCATAAGCCCTGATATTGTAGTTATGGACTCATGCAGTGACATGCTGGACCAAGCAGAACTTCAGGAAGACTCCAACTCAGACATTACGTCTTGGTATCATTCGTTCATTATACCGATAACGAAACACGGGGCAACGGTGGTCATCATCGACCATGTCACCAAGTCCAAAGACGATCGAGGGACCTACGCCCGTGGGGCTGGGGCCAAGAAGGCAAAGACCGATGTGGCTTGGATGGTCACGGTGGAGTCAGACTTTGCCCTAGATCCCCCCAAGCAAGGCCGCATTGCCCTAAAGATCAACAAGGACCGCTTGGGGCGCTTGCCCAGGCGCGTGGTCTACACCGTCGGTGGAATAAGCGATGGATCAACGCGCGTGCGTCGCATTGACAACTCAGCACAAGCTACCAGTGCACGAGAGCGCATCCGCACCAGCGTAACGAATATGTTGCTAGAGAAAACGGGAGATCCTGATAATGCTTTGTCAACTTCTGAGATAGTCGAGCTTGTCAAAGGAAAAAACGACATAGTTAGACAAGAACTTGATGAGTTAGCGAAAGATGTCGAGTCTCCAGTTACTTTCTACACCCAATCTGAGAGTGATAATGCCACCAAGTACTGGTGGGCTGAGGATACCGGCGTTGTCATCGAAGTCGACTTCTCTTAGCTCCACACGCACAGGGCATGCGATGAGTACTCACACACATAACGGGGCGAGGCTAGGGGGCTATCAGTTCGCCACGACGCCCATGACCCACCAAGCACAGGCCCTGCGGGCCATTATCGAGCGCAAGGGCGTGTGCGGGCTACTTTGCGACCCCGGAGTTGGTAAGAGCAAGCCGATTATTGATTACATGGGCCTGCTGTGGACAAAGCGGGGGCAAGTCGACTGGATGGTCACCGTACCGCTAAATGCGTTGGATACCTGGCCCCAAGAGTTCTCCTTGCACTTGCCCGATAGCGTCCCGCTGGAGCTGATCCAGCTCGATGGGCGCTACTCCATTGCCACCAAGATCGCGCGCATCGAGGCCCTGGCCAAACAACCCGGCCATGGCAAGCTGCGGGTGGTGCTAATCAACCACGACGCCTTTGCGTCCAAGGCGCGTATGAGGGGCACGGCCACCAAAACCATGCAAGATGGCATCGTCGAGGCAATCGGTTTATGGCAGCCCGACGGAGTTACGGTCGACGAGGTACACCGCCTGAAGTCCCACACGGCCAATCGGGCCGTGGGATTGCGTCGGGTTGGCGAGATGGTGCCCAAGCGCCAGATCCTGACCGGTACCGTATCACCCAAAAATCCATTGGACATTTACTCTCAATGGAAGTTTCTCAATCCCGATCGCTTCGACAAGCGCTGGGCCGACTTCTGCCGACGCTATGCCGTGTGGGGTGGCTTCGAGGGCAGGCAACCCACGCGCTTTGTGCGCCAGGATCAGATGCGCGAAAAGATCAAGCAAGATGCGTTCATTGCCACCAAGGAACAGTGCCTGGACCTGCCCGCAACGACCGACCGCACCGTTCCGGTCGATCTCGGCAAAACCGAGGCCAAGGTGTATCGCGAGCTGGGCCAACACTTGATGGCCGAGTTGCCCTCGGGACAGACGGCCATTGCCCCCATCGTGCTAACCAAGGTGTTGCGGCTACGACAAGTCACCGGCGGCTTTCTTGGCTATGAGGACGATTATTACAAACCGCAGACCGAAGAGCTTGGCACCAGCAAGCTCGACGTGTTGGCCGATCTGCTCAAGGACCTGTTCGACGCCCAGGAGAAGGTGGTCATCTACGCCCACTTTCGCCCCGATATTCAACGCATCTGTGACATGCTCGCTCGACGTTTTGGCTCGATCCCGACGTTTCGCGTCGAGGGTCAAACGGCTCACAAGGCCAGGCTAAGCGCCCGTCAGGGCTTTGCCGCTACCGAGGGCGCGGCGGCCATGGTGGCCCAACAGCGCACCATGAGCCTAGCCGTCAATGAGCTAGTGGCCAGCAGCCACGCGGTGTTCTACTCACTGTCGGAGCGCCGCGACGACTACGATCAGGCCAAGGATCGCCTGCACCGCCAGGGCCAGACGAGGCCGGTGACGTTTCACCACCTGGTGGTGCCCAACTCGGTCGACACCATGCTGTTGTCGGCCCACCGCGACAAGATCGCCCTGGAGAACGCGCTGTTACAAAATCGGCGCGCGCTGACCCTGGATGGGCAATGACGTTTCCGGTGGTCGCTGAGCACATCGGCAATCAAGGCGAGCTTGAGCAGTTGATCACGCTGCTCAATGCCACCCAAAAGGTGTGCCTGGATATCGAGACCCAGACCGACAACACAAGCAATCTCAACCCGAGGGCAGCCGGCGCGCGGATCGTGTCGATCTCGTTTACGACCACGCCAGGCATGGGCTACGTGGTGCCGCTTTCTCATCCCGCTGCCCCGTGGCCGCACTGGCGCGATGTCCTGCGTCGGCTGGTCCAGGCAGCCATGGCCAAAGACGACGATCCGCTCGGGGGCAAGCTCATCGCCCACAACATCCAGTACGAGGCGCGCTGGATACAAGTATTGGGTGGCATCAACATCGCGCCGTGTGCGTGGTGGGACACGATGATGAGCACCCACCTGCTGGATGAGAACCGCCCCAAGGACCTGAAGTCGGTCGTTGATCAAGAGCTGGGCATCGCCCCGTGGGGCATCGACCTATCCACCCCCGAAGATGCTCCCTGGCAGCAACTGGCTCATTACAACGCCCAGGACACCGACTACTGCTATCAGCTCCACGAGCTTCACCGCCAGCAGCTCAAAGAGGATGAGGCCGTGGCCCGCGTGTGGCACTACATCGGCATGCCGGCGATCAGGGCCTTCATCCATGTGGAGCACACAGGATTGGGCCTGGACCTGGAGCAGGTTCAGTCTTTGACAATCGCAAGCGAGAGTGAGCTAATCAGGACCGAGCGTGAGCTGTACCAATGGATCCCGTCGCATCTGTTGGAGGAGTACGGCGAGGATCAAGCCCACGTCCATACCGAGCAGTGCGCAGCCTGGAAGTGCCCGGTGTGTGGCGTGGAGTGGACCCACGCAGAGACCAAAGAGACCGACACCGTCAAGCCGGCCAATCCTCCCCTGTGCGTCATCTGTGAGCGCACGGCCATCCCCAAGACGTGTAAAAAGAAAAAGGACAAACGCTACCCGATCTCGTGGAGCCCCACCAGCAAGTTCTTTGCGGCCTTCATGGGCGCTCTTGCGCCGGTCATCGAGACCACGCCCAAGGGCTCGCCCTGCTGGGACGCGGCCGTGTTGAGCCGGCTTGCCCAGATGGGCTATCCCTTCGCCCAGACCCTTTTGGCCTATCGCGACCATCGCAAGAAGCTGGATTTTCTGTTCGACTGGCAAAACCGTGCGGTCAACGCACGGCTTTTTCCCAGCTACAAGCCGGCCCACGTGGTAAGCGGGCGCACCTCCTCACAAGAGCCCAACATCCAACAGACTCCCAAGAGCCTGCGTTCGGCGATCACCGCACCCAAAGGGCATTGGTTCGTCGAGGTCGATCACAGCCAGATCGAGCTGCGTGTAGCCGCCGAGCTAGCCAGCCGAGCTACCACGGGCAGGTGCGAGCCGAGGATGCTGCAGGCGTATCTGGAAGGTAGAGACCTGCACTTTGAGATGGCGATGAAGGTTGATACGGATGAAACGATTCGCACCGCGCACATGCTTCTCGTGCAATCAGGTCTACCTCCCAACAGGACCGGCGCAAAAGTTTTGCGAGAGCTGTGCGAAGGTGCGCCAGAGGGAGTTAGCGAGGAAGAGATCATACGAGCGTGCAGTGAGATCAGGCAGGATAAAGAATCCAGGAGCAGGGAGGGGTGGAGTCCAGAAGGGGGCTTCCAATCCACATTGGAAAGGTGGAATATCCCCTCCTCAGTATCGACGACACAAAAAAGATTCCTGCGAGCATTGCGGGAATACCAAGAACTTGTGTGTTCATCACAAGGATCACGACCGAACCAACAACCAACCATCGAACTTAGTGACGCTATGCCGCTCCTGTCACGCCTCGGACCATCGGCTGTACAAGAACTTCGGCCAATCTGGAAAGACTTGAGATTCAAAGCAAAATCTGTAAACTTTGGTTTCTTATATTCGATGACCGCAGCGACCTTCTCAGCCCAAGCCTGGCGCGACTATCAGCTCGACTTCGACCCCCAACAGGCGGGCGAGCTACGCTCGGCCTTCTTCGAGCAGTGGCCAGAGATCGGCCTGTGGCACGAGCACCAACGCTCGATCGCTCGCCGGGGGCAGGTGCGCAGCCTGCTGGGGCGCAAGCGCCGCCTACCGGACATCGACTCGGGCAACCCCGCCAAGGTCGGCGAGGCGCAGCGCATGGCCATCAACGCCCCCGTCCAGAGCCTGGCCAGTGACTTGACCCTGCTGGGCATGATCGCCGCCCACAAGGCCCTGGACCCCCAAAAAGCCCGAGTGGTGGGCACCGTGCACGACTCGGTGCTGCTGGAGGTGTCCAAGGCCCACCTCAAGGAGTCTTTGGAGATCGTCTCAGACGCGCTTCTGTATCCTGACCTAAAGCCAAAGTTCGGTGTGGAGTTGACAGTACCCCTAAAGATAGAGTATACTATAGGCAGGTTTTGGGCAGATCCTAAAGCCAGAGAAGTCGAAGTCCACAGAAAGGGAACATGATGGCAGAGAGCCCACAAGTCGGCGAGACCTTCTCGTCTCAGGTCGAGGTGCTGTCGATCGTGGAGAAGGTCGATCGCCGCCAAAACTCGGTCACCCACCGAGTGCGCATCCGCTTCACGTCAGGGCCGTTCAAGGGCCTTGAGACCTCGATCAAACAGCCCGTAAGCGCAAAGCCCAAGGGCGTGCGCAAGGTGGCCAAGCAGCCAGCCTCCCAAGGTGTTACTCAGGGCGGCGCTGGCGGTGCCCAGGGTGAGCAGGGCGAGGACGAGTAGCCTGTGCTACGTGTCCACACACAAAAGGAGACAAGGGTGCACCGACTCAAGATGGCGGCCTGTGAGCTGGCATGGCGCATGTTGTGGCGGTGGTGGCCACACGCCTACATGGCCACGCTCCCTGACGGGGATCCGCCCACGACAGTCCACGCCGGCGGGCCCCGCAAGCCCGACATGGCCACGATCAACCGCTCCGCGTTCGTCATGGAGTGCGTGATCAGGGTTGGCGACATTGTCCAGACCGGTCAGTTGGGCAGTGGTGGGGCCAGCGAGGAAGCCGACGATGGCTGAGTCGCTGCCCATTCATCACAGCCATCTCAACAGCGCGCGCAGGTGCCTGCGCCAGTACCGCTATGCCTACGTCGAGGAGCTAACCCCCAGGCAGCCCACGCTGCCCCTTGCACGGGGGCTGTGGATCCACTACTGCCTGGCTGCGGCTCACATCGCCGATGGGATAGCCAAGAACAGCCTGCTCGAGGGTCCTGAGACCATCGACATCGACGATGTGGGCCCAGTGGCCATCGACCACGATCAGGCTTGCCTGGTCGTGCCCCATACACCCAACCGAAAAGAGCAGTCTTACGCCTTGAGCTGGCAGGGCATGCTCCAGCTATTGGTGGAACACGCCTGGATGAGGCTGTTCCCCGAGGAGCAGCAGGGATACGTCGAGCACGGCCACACCCTGCCCCAGGCGGTGGAGAAGATCCTGCGAGGATACTTCTATCACTACCGCAAGACCCTGGAGGCTGAAGCGCCGCTGCTGGTCGAGTTCCCCTGGCAACGCACCCATAAGTTGGGCCATACCTTCGCTGGCCAGGTCGATCTCCTGGCCAGGGACTCTCAAGGCTTGGTTGTGCTGAGGGATTGGAAGTCGTCCAAGTCCGCGCCCAAGGCCAGTTGGAAGCTCATGGAGTCCCAACTGCACCTGTATCCGTGGGGCCTGCAGCCAACCCTGGACGAGCACGATATCTCGATTGACTACATCGAGTTCGATTACTTATTGACCAAGCCACCCACCAAGCCGGCTCAGAACAAAGACGGCTCACTATCAAAACGAGCTATCGACACTGACGCGCTGACCTATCTCGAGGCCTTGAAAGAGTACGGCATCGAGATCACCGACGAGCACAAACACAAGTTAGCCGAGCTAAAACATCACAATCCCTTCCTGGAGCGCACACCGGCTCCACGCAACAAGAGGGTTACCGAGCAGATCCTGGCCGAGGCAGTCCAGACGGCAAGCGAGATGAAACAGGTCCACCAGCGCCCGCATGTGGGCCAGGTCCGCACCGTCAAGCAAAGCTGCGAATGGGACTGCCCCTACACCGAACTGTGCATGGCCGAGCTGTGGGGCCACGACACCCATAGCCTGCGCCAGCGCGATTTTCACCAACCCACACACACGCAAAACGGAAACGGGGCTCAAGCATGGCAACACCATTGACAAAAATGAACGATGATGCATTGAAGATGTTATTACATGGAAGATCCGGTGTCGGCAAAACTTCGTTTGGCTCAACGATCGCGCAATCGTGTAAAACGCTCTACATCGACTTGCCCGGTGAGAAGGGGATCAAGTCGATCAAGAACACATCGTATGCTGACAACATCATGGTCGAGCGCCCTCAGAGCGTGACCGAGATCAGCCAACTGTTCTGGGACACCCAGACCGGTCAAGTGGATTGTCAGGCGGTCATGCTCGAGTCGATCTCAGCGCTACAGAAAATGTATGTGCGCTACTTGCTGGGGATCAGTGAGGACAGTGTTCAGGAAGTCACCCAAAACCCCAAGGGCCTGGACATGCAGGGCTGGGGCAAGGTCCTGTCGTTCATGACCGATCAGATCGTGTTTTGGTACAACCTGGCCGATAGCGAGCGTGACAACCCCATACACATCATCATGACTTCCCAGTCCAAGACGGTCGAGGACGAGGACACCGGGGAGACTGAAGTTTCCCCCGATGTGTCCAAAGGCAGCCGAGCGGTCGTCGAGGCGAGCCCGGACTACATCGGGTATTGCTTCGTCGAGGAAGGAGAGAGTGAGAGCCTGACCGAGGAGAAGTGGAACTTCTGTGTCCGCTTTGGCCCACACGACATGATCCGCACCAAGGTGCGCGAGGACGTTGACTCGTCCAAGAAACTGCCCTACGTGCTAGGCCGCAAGAGCCGGCCAACAGTGCCCAAGCTGGCCAAGCGCTTGGGTATCCCTTTGAGCTAGCCCGCACCCCTCACACACACATAAGCGCACGCTCGCACACACTGAAGGAGGAACAGCATGGTCAAGAAAGGCGACAGCACGATCGAGCTTGACTTCTCAAACACGTCACAGCGTGACGCTCGCCTGCCCGAGGGCGAGTACATCTTCAAAGTTGAGGACGCCAAACAGCAAAAGGCCAAGACCTCGGGCAACCCCATGATCGTGTTCACCTTGGTGGTCAATCATGGCTCGATGACCGGCTCGCAGGTGACCTACCGCCAGATGCTGCTGGAGCAAAACCTATGGTCCTTTCGCAACATGCTGGAGGCCATGGGCCACAAGATCCCCGAGGGTAAGATCAAGATCCGCCTGGAGACCCTGGTGGGCAAAGAGGTCGGCGCCCGTGTGGGCGACGGCGAGCCCTACAACAACCGGATCAAAAGCGAGGTCATCGACTTCCTCAAGCCCAACGCGGTGATCATCGACGCCCACCTGCGCAGCGACAAGTCAGGCGCTGGCGAGACCGAGATATTTACCGAGGACACTGAGGCGGCCTACGACGACGACCTCGCCGAGGACGAGGAAGGCGAGACTCAACAGGGCGTGGCCGATGGCGACGAGGACGACCTCGAGGAGCCTGACGAGGAGCCTGACGAGCAGCAGCCCCCATCGGGCGGCAGCGAGGAGCTTGATGAGCCCGACGCAAGTGAAGGTGACGCGGCGTTCGTCCACGAGGAGGAAGGCGAGGACCTAGAGCCACAAGAGGAGACCGATCCGACCAACGTCACGCGTCAGGAGTTCTACGCTCACCTGCAAAACATCGACCGAAGCGAGGTCCTGGCCTGGGCCAAGGAATACGACGTGCCCCGCGAGAAGGGCAAGAAGAAGCCCACCTACATCGCCGAGATCCTGGACGTGACCCACCCCCAACAGGACACCCAGCAGACTCCCGAGCCAGCCGGCGAGCCCCAGCAGGCCACGATCGAGCAAGAGCTGGATGACCTGGACTTAGAGGACATCGAGTAGCACACCACGTTGGGTGGGGCTAGCCTGGGCTTAGCCCCTTGTGTGTGGGCACACGATCGCACGTTCGATCACGAGACCCCCGCTGAGCCATCCCCGGCGGGGGTCTCGTTCTTTCAAGGCACAGCATGAACGAGTCGCAGCTGACCACCCACATCAAAAAGTCGCTGCTACAGGCCAGACCCGACATGTGGCTGATCAAGGTCCACGGCGGGCCCATGCAATCGCCCGGGGTGCCTGACTTGATCGGCGTGTGGCGAGGCCAGTTCATCGCCTTAGAGGTCAAACACCCCAACTCGGCTCATCCCGTCACACCACGCCAGCAACACGCCATTGATCGGATCACCGCTGCCGGTGGGCTGGCCGCGGTCGTGTCCTCAATCGCCGAAGCACATGAAGCCGTGCTAGGGGATCAGGGGCAGATCACGCAGGGGTGAGTCAGAGCCCTCTTGCTGGTATCTCTTGAGCTTTTCCTGATAGCCAAAGCGCTGGTTGGCCGCGCGCTCGAAGCGCTGTTGGCGGCGCTTGGCGCGCTGGGCAACGTCCTCTTGTCCCGAGGTAATGCCGAATAGCTGGCGGCCGGCCTTCTCCAGCAGCGAGGGCTCCTCGACACCTTCGGCGAGCACCGGCTGGTCGTTGCCATAGCGCGCCAGGGTCTCGCCTGAAGCGCGACGATAGATTGATCGCCCAAGGCTTAGCTGCGGTGAGAGGTCGACGAGCTGATCGGGAATGGAGGGCGCTGTCGGGATGGGCCTGCCTTGTGGATCAAGGCGCTCATAGGGCCGCGAGTAGGGACGCTGGGTCAGTGGCCTAATCCCGGTCATGTTGCTTAGGCCCATTTGAGCAAGAGGGCTCATAAGGCTGGCTGTGCTACGTAGCGAGGGCCGTCCACCAGAGACGAACGGGCGGGTCACGTCCATGAAGGGGTTGGCCCCGCCAACGGAGATGAACGACGGGTCACCATCCTCGCCGCCTTCACTGATCTGGATGTCGCCTCGGCGATAGTGGGGCAGCATCTCCTCTTGCTCGTTTGGCTCGCCCCAGATCTCGATCATCATGGCCTGCATGGCAAAGCGGTCGATGTTGCTGGGCTTTAGCTGTTTGGCCGTGAGCTGGGTGATGTGGCGCGTCCAGGCATAGAAAGGAAATGAGCGACGCACCACCTGGCGCTCGACTGGGCTCATCGAGGTGTAGTCGCCCAGGGTCTGCTTGGCCGCGCGAATGGCCTGGTTTGGGTTAGCGCCCTCCTCGAGCTGGGACAGATACACCGAGGCGCGATAGGTGTGATCAAAAAAGCTATTGAAACGAAAAGCCCCCTCAACGGCCTGCTTGGCCCATCCACCAACCCTTGAAGTCGCGCCACGCACGAACCGGCCCGGGGGCGTGCGCATGAACTCATCCACTACCGGGATCTGAGAGAAGCGCTCGCTTGCGGCTTGACCAACATTGCGACCCAGCGTCGCGGTCTGAGAGATGTCTCGTTGATACTCGCCCATGCTGGTCGAGGTGTCGAATAGCTCACCGCTTCGCGAGCGGCTTAGCCCGGGCACGTCAGTAGGCTCACCACGGCCCCAGCGCATGCGAGCGCGAGCTGCCATGGGCAGGTAACGATAAAGCTGCGACGCCTTGGCCCCGCCACCGATGATGGGCATGATGTTGTTGCCCAAGAAGTTGAAGACCTGCCACGCGGGACGAAAAGCGAGCACCTGCGCTTTCCACGCTCCCATAACAGGGTCGTAGACCGCGCTCATGGCCTTCTCGAACTTCCCTGGGGTCAAGGCATCGTGGGCAATATCAGCCAAACTCTCCTTGAGCCAGATGTCAGAGCGAGGGGCCTCATCACTGCGCTGTAAGTTCTTTGCGAACCTGGGGTCGTCAGCTTGGGCAAAGCCGATATCAGCCATCTTCTGAGACAGCACATGGGGTTGTGGCCTCGTCCGTGAGATGACGTTGCCGGCCTCGTCGTAGGTGGTCTTGCCTTCTGCCTCCTCCATGATCTCATCGACCTTGCCGCGCGAGTAGCCCGCTTCCTCTAGGGCCTGGCGCGGCGTGCGGCCGAACTTCTGGTGGATGTAGCTCACCGCGTCATCGCGCAGCTTGTTCGTGACGATGTCCATCTGCTCTTTGGGGATGATGATCGAGGGCTGGTCCTCAGCATTGATGTCGCCACTGGCGTGCGCCCGGCGGAAACGCCGCTGTGCCGTTGCGCTCAGCGCCCCCGAGGGCCGGGCCATGAAGTCACCCGACTCGGCAGCCTTGGTGCTGACATAGGAGACGTTGACGCCCGCATCGGCTAGCTCCTCCAGGATGGTGGGCAGCCCCGTCAGGTTTAGCTCATCGACCAGGTGATGAGGCACCTCCAGGTCCTCGCGCAGCATGCGGTCTAGCTCGGGGGCCTCCTCACGGGCAAAGCGCAACGCCTCGCGATAATGGCGCGGCGCGGTCTCTAAGCGCTGGTTGACGTCGTCCTGGAAGTTCTTCATGCGCGTGCGGGCAGCCTGGAGCTTCTGTTGCTTCTTGGCCAGGTCCTCCAGGTGAGCGCGTGCCTGGCTCTGGGTCTGGGCCAGGTGCTGCTCGAAGTCGCGCGACTCGTCCTGGTATCGCCGCGCGAGATCTTGAAGCTCTCTAATCTGCTGGTCGAAGTAGTCGCCGCCCTGGCTGCCAAGGGCCTGCCTGCCGCGACGCACCGACGACTGGCCGCGATTGGCCGCCCACTGGTGGCGCGGCGAGCCCTGGACCTGGGCGTTGCCGGCCCGACTGGTTCGGTTACTGGCCCACGCCAGAGCTTGCTGGTACTCCGGCGTATCGGCCAGGCGAGGATTGGCCCGAGCGGCGCGGTGTAGCGCGCGCAGCTCAGGCGACACCCCCGACAGGCCCTCGCGGCCGATCATAGCCAAGATCGGCGACACCTCGGGCATGAGCGACTGGACCTGCTCTAGCTCACCCACGGCTTCGTTGAACCGCGCCAAGGCCGCCTCGTCGGGGGCTAGCTCGTCGCTGTTGCGCGCGTAGTACAACAGATCCGAGAGCTTGCCCTCGATCTGGCCCGCCAGATCGCGCATGGGCTTGGGGCGCCCGCCGATGCCTGACAGCACCAGCTCGTTCTCAAAGGCGTTGAGCTGCTCGTAGGCGCGCGCGTAGGTGTCCCATGCCTGTTGGCCCTGGGTCGTTTCGGGATCGGCGTTTAGCGCCTCCTTCTCGCGCATGCGCATCTCGGTGTGTAGCTCGTTGTAGCGATCCAGGGCCTCGGCGCGATGAGCTGCGAACTTATCGCGCACGAGCTGAGTCTGGCGATTGACATCGCGCTCGGCCTTGTCGATGAGGCGTTGCTTGCGTCGCAGCTTCTTTTGGGTGCCAGCCTCCGGGCTGACTCGTTCTGTTGGCGGTTGCTCATCGGGGCCCATAGGCTCATAGATATCGTTGGTGGGCTCTTCCTTCTCCCACCGCTTCTCGGCCTTATCAAGATCGGCCCTGGCCTTTTGCACCTGATCAGGTGTCGCGCTTGGATCTTGCTCGAGCTTTTGCACCCGACGGTGCTGATCGGCCAGGTATTGGGGCACCTCATCCACGGTCAGGTTTTGTGCTTGCTGATCACCGCGCATGACCGCGTCAGGGTCTGTGTTGAAGTCCAGGTCCCCGCTTTGGGGGTTGCGAGCCACGCGCTGAGTCGGCCGACGTTGGGTCATGCGCACTGCGCCCTGGTTGGTTGAGATCCGGCCCTCTTGGATGAGCTGGGCCTCGTGCTCGCGCTGCCAGCTTCGCCAGGTGCGCGCCGCCCGGTTGACCACGTCCTTGGTGCTTTCGTCGAGCTGTGACCAGGCCACGTTGCCCTCTTGTGGCTGCATCAACTCCGATGACATGTTTTGGCGCAGCATCGCGTCAATCTCATCGGGGCTCATGCCCTGGGCCTGCCCCGCCTCGCGGGCTAGGCGCTGTGCCTCGTCCTGTGACTCGAGCAGGTCATCCAGTTGGACCTTGCGCGTGACCAAGCGCTGCAGCGAGCCTTCGGGCAAACCCTGGGCCCGCTCGGCCTGGGCCACCCGGGTCAACGACCAGTCCAAGTCGCGCGTGCCGGGAATGTCGATTGGGTCCTCGCCGCGAGCGCGGCGACGCTGGTTGGCCTGCTCGATCTCGTCCATGACCCGGCCCATCTGGGCTGGGTCTTGCTCGAGCTGGGTCTGGGTGCTCTTCTTGGTATCCATCGAGCGCCTGGGCACATTCACGCCCTCATCGACGAGCTGGGAGTAGCGCTGCTGGATGCCACGGGCGATGCGCTGAGTGGCCTTTCCCATGTCGAAACGGGCGTTCAGATTGGCTCGGTGCTTGGCCATGGCCTGCCTTGTCCGGCTCATGGTGCGCCGCACGCCGCGACCGGCCTGGGAGAAGCGCGATTGGGCCAGCTTGCGGCCCATGGGCGTGTTATCCACGAACCTGTTGAGCTGCTCGCGCGTGCGCTGTGCGGTCGGAGAGAACTCGCCTTCAGGCACGCTTCGAGGGCGACGGACTTGCTTGGTGAGATCGGCCAGGCTCTGGCTGCGCGCCCCGGCGGCGTGGGCGGCGCCGTGGCGGGCACGTTGCTGTCGGCCCGACGCGCCGG